CTTTAAAGTATTCTTCTTGGTACTTGCCATCCAAGATGTAGGTTTGATATTTTTAAGCCAATCCTGAACTGTTGGAATGAATCCTAAATCCTCTCTTATATGTTGTTCTGCAATCGAACGTACTGGTATATTTTTACCATCAGAGTTATTGATTACTATTCCAAATTTCATTTCACACTCTTTAATACCTTGAGTATGATGCCTTAAAGCTCTATGCCTAATATCAGCATAATGATCTTTTGTTTCATCAAACCATGCATGTATTCGGTGATAGTCTCCGACCCTACCACCAAATAATTTTACACTTGATTTACAATGATGAACTGACTTCATCTTTCATAAACCTCATCACCATACCAAGTTTTAGGATCTTTACCATCCATAAAGTATGTTTCTTTTACTTCTACAGCTGCATATCTGTTTTGCTCACCACTTACACGGAATTCTTCTTTCTCTAAATCCCATACAACTTCACCTTGTCCACCTTCATTATTATACCAATCATAATCTACAAGCTCTACAAGTTCCCAATGTAACTCAGAGTTTAAATTTTGATCAGGGTGATTCTTTCTAAATAAATTATAAGAATTTTCTAGATCTTTCTGATTTCTAGTCATATCTTTCCATTCATCAAAATTTTCTTCTTTATTATGATTCCAAGGTTTAGATTCATATGTATCAGGCCAACAACCTCTATGATCTTTCTTTTCAAGATTTATTTCTTTTTTCCAACCTTCTGCATGAAAACATTCACCACTATCACCAGCTCCTTCATACCATACCCTTATATATTTATATCCGAGATCTTTTAGATATGCGGCTAAATCTTTTAGCGATTGCGCTTTGCTCATTCTGTACACTTTTCTTTTGTGCATCCAATCTTTTACCCATTCTGGTGACCCAATTTCTGGTTCTGACGACTTTTCCACTGATTTTTCCATCATTTTCTCCTTTACTTTGACATTTTTTAGCCATTTTATTTTCTTTTATGCTGTTTTCTATCCAAATATCTGCTTTTTCTTCCCAATAATCCATTATTCCTCCAGCTTTGTTCTGAAAACAGCCATTTCTTTACATTTAGAACATAATCCGATAGCATTTTCTTCATAACTGATTTCACCTAAAGGATGTACTTCACAACAATTGCTATAATATTCATCTTCTTCAGGAAAACCACCTGTCCAATACTCTTCAGTGTCCATTTTATGTATTTTGATAATTTCTCCTACACTTTTTATACCCGTAAGTTCTATAGGAATACCATATTTAAGTATTTCTTGCATATCTTTTATTTCTGGTAGATTATCTTCATGGTATCCTAAGTCATAACCACCATTATCTAGAAAATCTTGAGCATATTCTTTAATTTTACTCATCTTTTACACCTAATACAGGCAATACTTCTTCTTTATTTTCTGTTAGACAAGTTAAAACACCACCATCGTTGCCTTCATCATCTTGCATAGTTATAACTCTTGTTCCATTATCTAATATGAAAGTAACAGGTCTTTTATACCACATATATTCATTACATTCTTCACTTGACATATACTCTACTTTTATAATTTTTCTTCCTAATAAAACATTTTCTGCTGTTTTAGTCCATTTTTTAGTTAAGTTTTTCATTATTTCTCCTGATTATTTTCCATTTTCCTAAAATGCATACTTGATCATAAAGTTTTAATGCAACACTTTTAAAATCTATTTCACCATCTTCCCATAAATCTTCAGTAGGAACTTCTTCCCATTTGTCCATATTTTCCATTATTTCTCCATCTTTCTTATCATTTCAAAAGGTACATTCCAACCTATATTCCCTACCATAACAACAGCTCTAGTTCTATTTACTTTTTCTATAATACCTTCTTCGATCTTATTTGAGCCTGTAATTTTTACTTTATCGCCTTTAACTAATCCAAAAGCATTTTTTTGAGCTAAATATCTTCTTTGATTTGTAATTATGTCTTTAATAATATTTAAATCATCTATATTATCTACATCTGACACCATATTTCGTATTCTTGTTATTAATTTACTCATTGTTAAGTTCTCCTTGTTATTAAGTCTTTGGGGCGATCCATCTGTTATTTAGAGGTGTTTTTAGTGATCAGCCATGTCGTCCCCCGACCGTATTGATATAATGTTACGCAACTTCCACCAGGTTACTTTTTGAAAATATCTAGGTCATTATCCCTACCCTTACTCGGATTCCGAAGAGATCTTTCAGGTTGGACTAAGATTTGGCATACTTTGAAAGTGCACTGCAGTTGCTTTTAAACTTTCCTGTTAGGTATGCCAGCCAATTCATACAGGGTCTTAAGTATATTATATTAATAACCTGTATATATATAAACTAGTGTGTGGCGTAGTAATAGAAGGATATTTCCACACAAGTAGATTGTACTATTCATATGCGCAGTCGTTGACCACGTCTTTATTATTACTACTATATCGCCTTAAATACTCTTCCGCTTCAGATTATACGTAACAGCCTTTAGCTTTATTTCTTTCGCTTGATACATATCCTGTTATATATACTCCATAAGCCACTGACGCTGTGTATAGTCGACCTCAACTGCCGTTCAACCCGTCTGCATATATAACTAAAACCACAATGATCTATTGCGGTAATTCTTTTCTTGGTAATCCATATGATGGCAAGTTCTGATATAAATGTACTTTTCTATGTCTATCATACTGCCATACAATTTTATTATTAGGACAAAAATACAACATATCTATTTCGCCCCATTGTCTATGTTTTCCTTGTGGCATAATATCTCCTTACAACTATTCTGTAATTAATAAAATTAAACCAACAATTGAAAACATTACAACACTAATACTTAAACAAAGCATTAATATATAAACTATCATATCATTTCTCCTTTAAATTGCACTAGGATGCTATATGCATTGTCTTGTGTGTTTGCTTATCACATAACATCCTAGCTCTGGGTTATCAGCGTAATTTCTTAAATTGCATATCTAAATCATTGATAACTTTGTAAAGATCTGAATTCTCTACTTTAATCTCTTTGTCAGCTACTTTCTTCGCTGCTTTTGACCAGTCTATACCCAGTAGTATTACGCTTTTTGATAAATTATTCATCTATCTCTCCCTTTGTTGTTGCACTAATATATTCTAATGATCTTGTACGCTTAGTTTTAGCTTTTTCACTTAGTCTTTTAATGTGATGATATTTTCTTACAAGTCTCATGTTAATATTCACATTTTCTTCTTCTAAAAAGTCCATTAATTCATCAATATATTCTACTATATTTAATGTTGTCCTGCTTTGTAAAATAGTTTCATCTAAATGCATTATTCGTTCTCCTTTGTTAGATCAATTATATCATCTATATCTTCAATATTGTAATCACCACAATTACTGCAACAAGAAATAAAGAATGTAGGCTTACTGTCTTCATCTTCATCTATTACTATACAAGTATTACCATTGCTTATAGGCTGTGTTCCATCTGAAAACCACCAATCATGTTTCAGTTTTTCTTTTAATGTTATAATTTTCATTACGCTTTATTCTCCTTAATTATAAAATGTTATATATCCCACGAAACCTACTGATACCGTCACTGCTCAGGTGAACTGGAGTATACTCGATTCCTACTATTAAAGGTACAAAAGGGACCTAGTTTCAGCTAGACGTCAGCTTTCGATCAATAATAGATTGGGATATAATAATTAAAACTTGGGCTGATGAAGGATTTGAGATTACCTTCAAAATGATATACTCTTATGGGCTTTTGGCCTCACGACACACACAACAATGACTGTCATCACTCTACTCATAATAGTTTTGTCTACTATTACATTGCAGGATCCCACTACAGGAATGTTATATTCTATACATCTCAGAGCTACGAGTTAGATTCATAGTATAGATTAATGCCGACATAAAATCTCTTGGGTATCATCCCATTCTCTTTTATGTTCTCGTTTACATTTACTCATATCTAAGCAGTTACACTCATATTACTATCATTTGATAATAACATTAGACATCTCTTAGATACAATACCTGTGTACTTTTATGCAAAACACTTTCACAGGTTTATCATTTAACATATTAACTACAATAACCAATCGTCATTGATTATCTCATTAAATATGTACCAAAGCTTTAAATCTTCTGCTATATAAGTGGCTTGGTTAATTCTTACGTCATAATGACTGCCAATATCTTTATAAGTTATTCACTTACATAGTCTTTTGTTGCGGAAACTGGAGTCGAACCAGATGTCTCTTGGTTATGAGCCAAGCGTTTAAACCGTTTTACCCTTCCGCCATTAAATCTTTTGATTGCTATCTAATAATGTAATACTTATCATTTACATAGCTAAAGGTTACAGCTAACAATAACCTATCTATTATAACACCCGATGTAGGGTTGCCTTTTCTTCTGCTAATCATCACATGTAAATGACTAGAGAATGGGTGAAGCATAACCGATTCTTCAGTTGCTCATCCATAGTTAGCTATCACTATAGATATTATTATTAACGCCTTGTAATTTAATACTATGCGCTCTATGGTGGCTTTGAGATGCTATCTCTCAGGTTTTTGCATGTATTCCACCTATTTAATAGGAACTTGTTAACCTCACCACCATATACTTTAAATCATATGTTTAGTATAAGTTGGTATATATATATTGTGTGCATATGTGTGTATTGGAGTTAGAATACCCCTAAATACCTTCCCTTTCGTAATATATACCTAATACTACTAAGAATAAATAATAATAGTAAAAAGGGGACATAATTAAACATCCCCTTTCATAACTATTCGTCGTAAATATCTTCAGTCTTAGTATCCTGAAGCGTCCAACCATTAGATAACAAACTATCCATAGCTTTAGCATCAGCAACTTCAACAGTTTTCTTACCATTAGAGAGAATATATTTTTCTTCTCTACCAATAAGAACACGGCCTTGTGTACTGCTATCACTAGTAGTAACAGAGTTGAACAAAGTTAATGCATTACCTACATCTTCCATAGTATTAGCACTCTTAAGAACTCTGATCATATTACCAGCCATTGCACTACCTAAAGGAGTAGCTATATCTATATTAGTTTTCCCTTCAGGCAATCTAACAGTTGATGTTCTATCCCATCCAGCTTTTAATCTTACACTCATTAGTATTTCTCCGTAGTTTCTAAAAATAACACAAAAAATAAATCAAAAATAACCTAAAAACGATAGTCAAAATCCCCTGATAAGGGGTGGCCAATATATAAAAGACCACACACCAAAATGCTACAATTTTTAAAACCTCTTGTTTATATTAAATATCTTTTGCTATATTTCAACATCGGTAATTACAGTTTTTTTTAATTATCACCCAGAAAGTACACGTGTGAATCGTTCTGCTTTAAGGGTCAGAAGTTGGGTTGCTCACCATATAGGATAATGAGTTTGTCCCCAATAACCGATAAAAAGGACTTGAATATAAATCTGAGTATGGGAGAGTATAACTGGCTTAGAGGAAGTTTCACTGTTAAATTTTTTAAAACAATCTTGATTGTACAGGGGCTAACTATATCAAAATGAAATTAAAAGAGTATAAGCTAATTATTATGTTTGATCCAGATACAGGAGAAATTAAACATTTAGAAGAGTCTTGTAGTAGTAATTACAAATTTGCAATCAATGAAGAGATTTTAGAGATATCAGAAGAAATGGAAGAATATCTTGATAAATATTTAGATTGCGATATTTTAGGTTTTTCTTAATATATAGCCATCCAAACATCCTGGCGGAGTTTGGGGTATTAGAATGAGACATTATAAAGTAAATAAAATTAATCACACAGTATTTGACACAATAGATGAAGTGCCATCAGATATAAGCTACCATGAGGATTGGAGGGATGGTCATATAACTGACTGGGTTAAAGCTGACGATGGTTGCGTTATTCAGATCCTTAGACAAGGAACAATGATGAAGCCAAAAGGAAAAGTGCGTCAGGTTAAATATATTGGTACTTGTACAGGCACATTTGTTGTGTCAAAGAATTCAAAGATGGATACTTCTAAAAGAGTTAATATATATTCTTTTGGAGGTAACATAGACAGAGATCAAAGGTTAGAAGATCGGAAGGGTCTGTCTAGCCGTGAAGAGATTTTTGTCCAGTATATTGCATCTGGAATGGATGCTCGTATGGCGTATCTAAAGGCATTTCCGACAAATGACCCGCACTATGCAGGAATACGTGCTGGACAACTTACTAAAACAACAAGGATAAGGACTGCAATGAAAGAAGAGTTAAAGCCAGTATTAGAAGAATTGGGCATAAATGAAACAAGTATATTGAGGAATATATATACTATTGCTATGGCTTCTGAAAAGGATGAGACTAAGCTAAAGGCATTATTTAAGTTAGCTGATATAATGGATCTTGAAGATAAAAGCAAAACTTCAGTTACTCAAATATCAGGTGCAGTATTTCAAGGGTTTGATGAAAAAGTAATTGCAGGAGCTAAAAGACCTAAAGAAATTAGCTCAGAATAAAAGGGGACTATGAATAACGATAATATAACATTACAACAATGGTTTGCAGAAGTAGCAGCAGCCTTAGGCTTGCATAAAGATATTAACCATCCTTCAAACAGAGATTATGATTATATAAATGCTTACTATAAAGGAGTATCTATTCCTAAACCAGGAGAAGAGCTTCCTTCTGAATTTAAAGGAGATTTAAACAGCACTAGATATATTAATCTTGACGGAGAAGGAGATTACTATGATACTAAAACAAATCAAGTTGTAGGTGTGCAAGATAAAATGATTCAAGATGTAAGAAGACAAGAAAGGCGAGAGAATTTTTTAGATCAAGAATGAAAAGTTTTCAATGTTCTAAATGTACAGCCTGTTGCTATTTACAAGCTGAAATGGGGATTGTTCCAATGGGAAAAAATGGAGCATGTATTTATTTAACAGAAGAAGGTGAGTGCGGAGTATATGAAGATAGACCACTGGAATGTAACGTTGGGAGGATGGCTAAAGCCACTAATACTCCTGAAAAAGAATATTATTCAGCAGTTGCGAAATCTTGCAATAAACTTATGGATATATATGAGGTAGATAAGGAATATAGATTAGATCCTAAAATATACGATGAGTAATATTAATCTCCATAATGTGTCAAAAGAAGAAGAAGCTTTTATGCTAGCAAAGAATGATTTAATTGCTTTTGGGAAACTATTTCTTCCTGATGACTTTATGCGTTCTGAATCTCCTTTTTTTCATTATCAAGTTGCAGATGCTTTAAATGATTTTAGCTATAGACAGTTAGCTGTAATACTTCCTAGAGGGCATGGAAAAACAGTATTAACTAAATGCAGTATTTTGCATGATTTTTTATTTACTAACGAACCTTTATTTTACGGCTGGGTTGCTGCCTCGTCTAAAATATCAGTACCTAATTTAGATTATATAAAATATCACTTGGAATATAACGAAAAAATTTCTTATTATTTCGGTAGCTTAAAGGGTAAAAAATGGACAGAAGATGATATCGAGCTTTCAAACGGCTGTAAACTTATTAGTAAGTCTAATCTGTCTGGTATTCGTGGTGGTGCCAAGTTACATAAGCGTTATGATCTTATTGTACTTGATGACTTTGAAGACGAAAACAATACAGTTACATCAGAGTCAAGAGCAAAGATTTCCAACCTCGTTACCGCAGTGGTATTTCCTGCCCTGGAACCGAAAACTGGAAGACTTAGAATAAATGGAACACCTGTTCATTTTGATGCATTTATACAAAAGATTTTAATGGGCTATGAACAAGCTAAAAAAGAAGACGTAGATTACAGCTGGAAAGTAATTACCTATAAAGCTTTACAAGAAGATGGTACGCCTTTATGGCCTTCGTGGTTTGGTCATAAGGAAATGGAAAGAAAGAAAAAGTTTTATCAAGATTCTGGAACTCCACAAAAATTCTATCAAGAGTATATGATGGAAGTTCAATCAGAAGAAGATTCTATTTTTAATAGAGAGCATATACAATACTGGGATGGAAAATTTACAAATGACAGGGAAAGCGGAATTACATATGTTATTCCTAATGGCGAAGATGCCAAGCCTTGTAATATTTTTGTTGGCGTTGATCCCGCAACTGATTCTGCAAGGCGTAATTCGGATTTCTCTGTTATTATTGCTGTGGCAGTCGCCCCAGATAATAGTATTTATGTTCTTGATTATATTAGGGACAGGAGTTTGCCAGTATTGGGTGTCCCTGGGACAGATAAAAAAGGGATAGTGGATTATATATTTCAATACGCTAAATTTTATAATCCAACGCTTTTTACAATAGAAGACACGACAATGTCTAAACCTATATTTCAAGCTATTAGAGCTGAAATGAGAAGAAGGAATCAGTTTATAATTCCATTTAAAGAAGAAAAGCCTGGTAATAGAATGAGTAAAAGAGACAGAATACAAGAAATATTAGCACAAAGATTTTCAGTAGGTCAAGTGCACATAAAGAAAACACAGTACGATCTACATAGAGAGATAATGACATTTGGCCCTCGTATGGCACATGATGATACAATTGATGCTTTAGCTTACGCATGTAAGTACGCACATCCACCGCAAGGCATGAGTAAAAATAAGGGTGGGTGGTATAAGAAAAAAAGGAAGGCAAAAAGCTGGGTTACAGCATAGGAGATATAATGACGAGTTTTAAGGAACATAGAGAACAATTAGCTGCAGACAAAGCAAAATTTGCAGAAGAAGAAGTAGAGATTCCTGTTAAGCAAAAACAAGATTTAAAACGTTTAGAACAACAAGCGCAAAGATGGGAAGATTTCAAAACAAATAAATTAATTAGTCCTGAATCTATGGTTGATGCTATAAATTTTAAATTACAACAATCTGTTGATGTTGGACACATAACACCAGAAGAAAAAGATCAGTTAAGACATTATTATGGAATGATAAAAATAGCAGAAAAATATGGTTCAAATATAGCCTTTGTTTTAGGGCAATTAAACGAAGAAGCTTGGGGAGGAAATCAGGCAGCATATGATGCAGGCGGAGGTTTAGAAAATACATATCAAAAAAAAATAGATAAGTTAAATAATGAAGAAGCTTTAAAAGATTTTGATTCAGGCAATTATAAAGCATTATCAGATAGTACTACTATAGAAGAAATGAGAGAAATAATTGATAGAACTTTCACTCCTCCTAGTATAGAATTGTCTTTTGATCAGCAAAAAATTTATACTGAAGAAGAAGTATATAAAAAATCAGGTGGTGGTGATCCAGTAAATAGACAAGTTTTTGATATGCTTGAAAAAGAAAAAGGGATTATGGAGGATGAATAATGGCTAGTTTTGGAAAAAGTTCAAAAAAAAGACTTGCAACTTGTCACGAAGACTTACAAAAAGTATTTAACGAAGTAATTAAATATGTAGATTGTTCTGTATTGGAGGGGCATAGAAGTGAAGAAAGGCAAAATAAATTATTTGAAGAAGGAAAAACTAAAGTTAAATATCCAAAAGGTCGTCACAATAGTAGTCCTAGTTTGGCTGTTGATGTTACCCCTTATCCTGTTGACTGGGATGATCGGGAGCGGCAAACTTTATTCGCTGGGTTTGTGCTTGGCATTGCTAGGTCTATGGACATCCGATTAAGATGGGGTGGAGATTGGGATATGGATTTTGAAGTTATGGATAATCGTTTTGACGATTTCCCACATTTTGAATTAAGGAGTAAATAATGGCTATATATAAAAAAAAGAAAGTATCAAAAGCTAAAGCTACACCTAAAAAGAGAGTTGTTAAAGCTAGAAAAAAAAGAGTTAAGACTAATGGAAAGGCTGCAAGAATAAAAAGATCGTACAAATAAAGGAATAAATAATGGCTAAAAAGAAAGCAGATATTATAAGAAATTTATTTAACTTGTCTAATAATTGGACAAGGCAACAATGGGAAAGTATAAATCAAAAAGGATATGAATTTGCTCATGATGAACAATTAACAGATGAAGAGCAAACAGCTTTAGAAGATCAAGGCATGCCTACTTTTACTATTAATAGAATTTTACCAGTTGTTGAAATGTTGAATTTTTACGCTACTGCAAATAATCCTAGATGGCAAGCTATAGCAGCAGAAGGAAGTGATTCTGATGTAGCAGCAGTAGCTTCAGATTTATCTGATTATGTTTGGCACAATTCAAAAGGGCAAACTTTATATGCAAATGCTATAAATGATTGTATTACAAAAAGTATTGGTTATTTATTAATATCAGTAGACAAAGATGCTGATAATGGAATGGGAGAAGTTATAGTTCAACAGCCTGAACCTTTTGATGTTTATGTTGATCCTAAATCTAGAGATATGTTATTTAAAGATGCTGCATATATCATGGTTAGAAAAGTTTTACCTAAAAATCACTTAATGCAGTTATTTCCAGATTTTAAAAGAAAAATATCTCAAGCAAGCAGTGATGAAAACTATCAAAGAACATTTTCTTTAAGAAGAATGGGAGATAGAGATCAGAAACTTTTTACATTTAACGATGCTGCTGATGGAGCTTCTCAAGGAGTTACTCCTGAAGGTGAAATGGATAATTTATTAGAATTTTTTGAAGTATATGAAAAAATTAAAGTAAAATATATAAATATGTTTTACAGGATTCCTCCAAATCCTGAAGCAATGAAACAGTTAAAAAAACAGCTAAATGTAATGGTAAAAGAAATGCAAGCTGAAATAGAAGTAGAATTAATGGAAAAAGAACAGCAAATGCAACAAGCTGTTCAAAACGGAGGAATGCTTCCAGAGAGATTTGAGCTAGAAATGAAAAGAGCCCAAGATGAAGCAATGCAACAATTAGAAGCTTACTCTAAAGAAGTTATGAGTAAATTACAAAATGAAGCTTCAAAAATAGAAAATAATATTATAACTGAAAAAGAATACAAAATCTTTTTAAACGATGAAGAATTTGCTAAAAATATAATTGAAGCTGTAGAATTTTACAGTAACAGAATAAAGCAAACTTGTGTAGCAGGAGATAAAATATTATATGAAAACATTCTACCTGAAACTGTTAAAGAATATCCTATAGTACCATTTCATTTTAAATGGACAGGAACTCCTTATCCAATAAGTGCTGTAGCACCATTAATTGGAAAACAAAAAGAAATAAATAAAGCTCATCAAATTATGGTTCATAATGCTTCATTGGGAAGTAGTTTAAGATGGATGTATGAAGAAGGCAGTGTTGATCCAGATGTGTGGGAAAAATATGCTTCTAGCCCAGGCGCTTTATTACCTATTAGGCCAGGAGTTGAACGACCTACACCTGTAATGCCAGCACCATTATCAAATGCATTTTTTCAAATTGTTCAACAAGGAAAAAGTGATATGGAGTATTTAGCAGGTATATATAGCTCTATGATGGGAGATTCTGCAGGATCAGCAGAAACATATAGAGGTATGTTAGCTTTAGATGAATATGGAACTAGAAGAATTAAACAATGGATGTCTAATTGTATTGAACCAGCATTAAGACAATTAGGAGAAGTTATTTTAGAATTTTCTCAAGCAACATATACTGCTAATAAAAAGTTTAGAATTATACAGCCTAGTGCTATACAAGAAGGCAAAACTCAAGAAATAAATGTTCCTGTTTACAATGATATGGGACAAGCTATAGGAAAATCAATGGATATTGCAACATTAAGATTTGATATACGAGTAATTTCGGGTTCAACAATGCCTGTAAATAGATGGGCATATTTAGAAGAATTAAAACAATTAATGCAATTAGGTGTAGTAGATGATATAGCTGTATTAGCTGAAACTGATTTAAAGAATAAAGAAAAAATAGTTCAAAGAAAATCTTTATATTCTCAATTACAAGGACAGTTAGGCCAATTGCAAGAAGCTATAAAAGATAAAGACGGAACTATAGAAACATTAGAAAGACAATTAGTTCAAGCAGGAATTAAACAAAAAGTAATGCAAGCTGATGTAGAAATCAACAAACAAAAAGAACAAGTCAAATCTAAACTTGGTAAACAACTCACTCAAACTGAGGGAGAGCAAAAATTATTGAGGGGGACAATGGCTAATCATGCTGAACTTACAAGGATGAGAAATGAAGATATGTTAAAAGAAAGAAAAAAAGACTTGCAAAATACAGATAATTCTGAATAAACTACAACAATAATTTTATTCACAAAAAGGAGGGAACAATATGAGTTCTCAAGAAATAAATCAAGGTAACCCTGAAATTGGAATGAAAGAAAGCTCATTGGAAGCAGCATCTGAATCTTACGGAAGAGGAGAGCATCCTAATTCAAAAGCTAACTTACAACCATTCACTTCAGGCTCTGATGATTTTTTCAATACACTCGATCAAGAGGTAAATGGAGGAATAAGAGATAGAAGCCCTGAGGTAACCCAGGATCAAAACAGTGGCCCCGAACAGGTAACCCACGCCAATAACGATACTGGCTCCAACAAGCAAAAGAAACAATCTGCTAACAGCACAGATTGGGAGAAGCGCTACAAAGATAGTAGTAGGGAAGCTGTTAAGTGGAGAGAGGCATTTACAAAGGTAGAACCTTTTGTGCCAATTCTTGACGCATTGAAAAGTGATAGTGGACTAGTAAAACATGTTCAAGATTATTTTGAAGGTGGCGGAGCTCCAGCAAAAACTATTCAAGACAAAATGGGACTTGATGAAGATTTTGTTTTTGATCAGCAAGAAGCAATGACCGATCCTCAATCAGACAGTGCAAGAGTTATGAATGCACATGTTGATTCTTTAGTTCAACAAAGAATGTCATCTATGATTGATAACGAAAAAAAGCGTGCTAATCAAATGAAATTAGAAGAGGCCAGAAAAACTCAAGAATCTGAGTTTATGAAAAAACATAATATGTCTGAAGAAGATTTTGCTAACTTCAAAGCTAAAGCAAAAAATCATAAAATGACATTAGATGATATTAATTATATCGTAAATAAAGATCAGATGCAATCAAATGTAGCTGCTTCTACTAAACAAGATATGATGAATCAAATGAAAAATGTTAGAAACATGCCTACGTCTGCTTCGGGAGCCAACAGTCAAAAAGTAGAAAAAAATCAAGACAGGGAAGTCTTTGAAAATATTCTAGGATTTGACGGTGGCGTTGATAATCTGTTTGGATAAGGCGTATAATTATTGAATTTTATGTCTGTCCAAGCTTAATAAAATAAGTTCAAAGGAGAGACAAAATGTCTGATATTTTAAACGTAACTGGAAGTAATTATACTTCTGGTTCGATTGAAAGAGGCGAATCTTCTACCCAATTAAATACGGGTGCATTACGTAGAAAGTATAATTTCGGCGACTATGTATCTGAATTAGCATTGGCGCAAGATCCGTTCTTTCGATTCATTAGTATGGTTTCTAAAAAACCAACCGATGATCCTTCTTTCAAATTTACTGAAAAAAGATCGTCATACACTAAAAGGTATGCATACCTAGCTGATTATGATACAGGTGCTGCAGCAATTCCAGCAACTGATGTTACACAAGCTACACCTAATCCAGCAGCAGGTGATGTATATTCTTTTGGTTTTTTTACTGATTATAATAGCAATGGAAATAATTCCAATATTTATGGTCAAACACACACATACCAAGAAGGTGTTGAAGGCACACAGCCTCAATTCTTTATTCCTGGTCAAATCATAAAGATACCTGTAGGGGCTACAAATACATTGAACAACCTTGCATCAGAGTTGACAGATTACACTCTATGGAAAGTTAATTCAGTAGATCTTACTACTCAAGGTGTTAATTCTTCATCTAGCGCAACAGTTAATAAAGCTATTGTTAATGCTACATGTTTAAAAGCACCTGCAACAAGTAACTTTATGCAAGCAACAACTACAGGTGGTACAGCAGTTGATGGTGCAGCTAACTTAGGTTATGAATCTACACCATCTGGCAAAATGGCTAGTCAAGAAATTCTTGAAGCTTTTAAATGCTATGTAGTTGGTACTGCATTTGGTGCTGGTACTGGGTATCCTGAAACTTGGGCAGATCAGCCTTACTCTTCAGCTTATGGTCAAACTCAAATCTTCAAAACATCATGTGTGATGAATAATACTGATAGAGCTACAGTTCTTAAGTATGAAGGTAACGAGTGGGCTAGAATCTGGAAAGAAAAACTGATCGAGCATAAGTGGGACATTGAAAGTGCTTTATTATTTGGAAATCAAAGTTCAACATACAACACTACTCAAGGTGCTGTAGACTATATTTCTACATATGGTAATGCTTTTTCATTAGATGTTGCTACTAAATCACAAGATTCTTTCTTAGATGATATGTCAGCTTTATTAGATCCTAGATATAATAATGCTGGTTCAACTGTATTCTTCTGTTCTACAGCAGTATACAATTGGCTACATAAATTATCTGGATACTTTGCTAATAATATCGGTATGGTTGTTCCTGGTGGGACTACTAACCCAGCTGCTGATGCTTCAGTAATGGGTAGAGCTGATTTTACAATGGCAGGTAAAAAGAAAGTATTTGGTATTGATGTTACTACTATTTCAACTATATACGGTGATATGAACGTTGTTAGAAACGTGCATTTAGACGGTACTGCAGTTAAAATGATGGGTATCAATATGAAATATTGTGCTTATAGACCATTAGTAGGTAATGGTATTAATAGAGATACAGCGGTCTACGTTGGTGTGCAAACACTTGAAAACTCTGGGGTCGACAGAAGAGTAGATCAAATCTTAACAGAAGCTGGCATGGAATGGTGTTGTCCTGAGACACACGCCATCTGGTCATAAGGAGGTATATTATGGGAAATCCAATGTATGGACAAAATAAGTTCGATAATGCTGTTGATAATGCAACAGGTGAAATCAAACACGTAAAACCTTCAGCTGATGGAACTGGTGTTGCTGGTGCTGAGACTGTTATTTTAACATCAGCAGATGCAGGTAACAGGTATTTTGTAAATGTTTCTGCTAACACTGCTTCATTTAGATTGCCATCTGCATATAGTAATAAAGGCATGGAAGTTCACTTTCACGCTGATATTGCTAGTGATGCAGAAGATGCAAAAGCTATAATAGTTTTTACTGATTCTACTGCTGAATTTGTTATAGGGACCTGTTTAGATGCAGGCGCTGTACATGATACTTCAGTAGCTGACGATCAAATAAAACTAGACGGTAGTGGTGGTGCATTAGCAGGTGGAGACAGAGTAAGTCTTGTTTGCGATGGTATTCACTGGTACATAACTGAAGCTGTTTCTCTAACTGCTGCGACATGGGTTAGTGGGACAATTTCTAGAAGTTAAAACTGATAGTTAACTAAACTTGCCTGGGGAGAGGTGGTTGCTTCTCCCCTTGTAAGCTAAACAGGAGAATAATGGCAACATTTGAAGCACAGGTAGAAGGAATAACAGGCATAGCAATAGCAAGTAGCGGAACAAATCCTACTCAAGCAGAATTGCATGAATTTTTAAGAGAAGGCGTTATAGATGTTACTAATAGAACTTTATCTTCAAATCCTAGAAGAGCTCAAGATTTTCAAAGAGAATCTTCTGTTACTGATAGTCAAGGTCTTGATATAAAAGGAGCTAAAATTATCGGAGTAATGAGAGAAAGAAATGGTGATGGAAGTTCAGATGGAACAACTTTATGGGAAGAATGCAGATATATTCCTCCTACATTACAATCTAGAGTTGTTGATGTGAATAGTTTGCACTATGCTTCTATGTATAATCCTGTTTATATGATTGATGGAGATTCATTAATTAATGTATATCCAGTTCCAAGTAGCAATAATGGATATAGAGCATTTTACGTAAATAATATTCCAACTGCATCAGATGATGCGACTACTAATTTTCATACTAAAGATGGATGGAAATATTTTCCAAATGAATTAGAGCCTTTAGTAGTAATATATGCTTCAATTAAAACATTAGAAAATACTTTAGCTAATTGGATACAAGAAGAAGAAGATTTAGAATTAACACAAGCAACCAATGTACATTTAACACAATTAAAACAACAATATGACAATGCGTTTATAATGGCTGCTCAAGGAACAGCTCAGCAAGCAGAAGCTAGTCAGCAAATGGAGTAATAATGAAAGTTAAAGAATTAATGGAAAGAGCAGGTATAAAAGAAACTGGTAGAGCTTTAGCATACATAAAAGATGCACTAGAAGAAATTAACACTTTATCAGAAACTCACGTAACTACTTCTAGAATAGATTTAGAGAAAGATAAAAGATTTTACAATATTCCAAAAGAAACACTTAAAATTACAGATATTAGAGCTAAAAATCATTTAAATAGCAAGGATGAATACAGATCTATTCCAAGAATGGTTTATGAGCCTATAAATAAAGATGGAGACGGCATTTAATTATGGCTACACCTAAAGAATATGCCTATTATATAAAAGGTAATAAAATAGCATTAGTAGAAAGAAATACTGCTTTTGACAATGATCCTAATTCAAGAAACTATGGGCCAGGTACTAAAGATATACAATGGGAAAGCCCTTTAACTTCAGTTACAGATGCTTTAGAAATTGAATATACACATGTTCCTAATTACAGAATAAATACATCATCTACATTAGAAGTAAATAAATTTTATGTAAATGGATGGACTGTTATTGATGGTTATTTAGCATTTGTAAGAGCTCATAGTGCTACTGCAGGCCCTGCTAATTGGACAGCTGCTCCTTACAGTACTGTTGGAGTTGATGAATATATAGCTATAGAAGGCAGTGAAAGATGGAATGGAATTCATAAAATAAAAGCTAGAGCTAATACAGGAATATTAACGACTTATACTAGAGTTAATTCTAATCCTACTATAATCACAGGAAGTAGTAATATAAATATTGGCGGCGAATCAGGTGGAAAAGCTAAAATACACGCTAATAATAACAGTAATATATACTTTAGTGAATTGTTTTCTGCTGGAGATTATATATTTATATCTGGATCTGGTACTGCTCACAATAATATTATGTGGGAAATACACTCTGTTGAAGTTACTGCAGATGGCTCAGGAGAAGAAGATTCGGCAATATATGTAGCTAATAGCTATAGATGTGCAGAAGATATAAGCGCTAATGCTGTTGTAGGAGTTTTAAATACAGAGCAAATAGACACTACTCCTAATACTACGGCTGAAGCAAGTGCAAGTATAACAGTACACAAAGTATTTAGAGATTTCTGTACTATTCAATCAGATATAACTGCAATGTTAGACGAAGATTTTGAATTAGATTTACCAAGATACTTAAATAGAGCTATAGTTTTTTATTTAAAGGCAAAACAATTAGAAGATGTTATGGAAGTAGAGGGCTCTGAATATTTTATGGCTAAATTTAGAAAATTAGTAGAAGAAGATAATTCTAATAAAAAAGGCAAGCATAGAGTAATGCAAGGGCATTGGAATTTACTGTGATGGAGTCAATCTTGTTAGAATTAAATATAATGGAAAATTTTAGAGATATATTATATTTTATGGCAGGATTTTTTACAACATTTTGTTTAGGTTATATGATGCATAAAGGAGATGAATAATGGTTTTACAAACAATGGTAGTTAAATTAATATTCAAAGCTATAATGGAAAAAATTAATGAAAAGCATAATCTTAATAAAATAGATCGATATGTAAATCAAGATAATGAACTTGATATTAAAGTTAAGTCATTAGAAAAAAAATTAAAAAAATTAGAAAAGGATTCACATCCTAGAGCTGATTGGATATGTATGGATTGTGGATGTAAGGCTAAAAAAATAGAAAAAATTAAAACAAAGAAGAAAAAATGAGTAAAAAAGTAAGCTGGCTATGGGGTGGCAAAAGATATTATGGGACATTTATAAGAGAAACTAAAACACATAAGTTTGCTAGAACTCATAACGGAAAAGTAAAAAAGATTAAAAAATGAAAATAGGAAATAAATAATGGCAGCAAGAACAAATCCTGGGCTTAAAGGCTATACAACTGAAGAATGTCAAAATATAGCTTTAGGACAATGTGGCTCTGTGTTTATTAGTGATACTACTGAAAATACAGCTCCAAATGGCTTGTTTTATATAGCTATAACTGTAGTTAATGATTGTAAATTTGAAACATTAACTCAGGCAGATAATACTGTATGTTTTGGTGATGGAGGAACTGCTAGTGATGCTGGCCCTCCAGGAGATCTTGTAGCTAATACAATAGCATTTCCATCTGGACTAACTATATTTGGAAGATGGACAACTATTGATTTAGCTCAAGGTAAAGTAATAGCATATTTAGGACAATAATGGCTTTAGGTTTAGGAATTAGTACAGGAGTGATGGATAGCGGTGGAAATGGAAAAGATATTCGCCCACCAAGTTTAAATCTTGATGGAGTTGATGATCTTGTTCACGGAACTGCAGGAGATTCAGAATTTGACAGTTGGAGCGATTTTACAATTGTTATGTTTATAGAAAATAATAAACATCCTTATTTAGAAAGCAATCATTTAATATCGCTAGGAGATTCGTTTTCCTATAAAAAAGGATTTGATTTATATTTTTATAGTGGAAATTTAATAGGATCTTTAGGAGATGGAAGCAGCGGAAGCGATACAGCTATTGTAAATTTAAATCTTGCTTTAAATCATCCTAAAGGAAGAAATCAAAGAATTCTTGTAGGTTTTAAAGGTGATGCTAGTGAAAATGAAATAACAGCTTTTGGCTATACAATTGTTAAAGGTTACGAAGAAACTACAACTTCATTTACATATTCAAATTGGGGAGATGTAGGAGCAAATGTTTCTTTAGTAGTAGGCGGCAAAGATTCAAATGCAGGAACTAGTTTAGCTATTACTGAAGATTGGGGTGGTGGAGGAATCCATAATGTAGCAATGTGGAAATCTGTTTTAACTGAAGCTAATGTAACATCTCTTTGGAATGGTGGTATTCCTATGGATTATGAAGGAATTTTAGGTTCAGCTCCTGATCATTATTGGAAAATGAATAATGACGATGCTAGATTAGGTTATCCAAAAGATCGAGGAAGTGCAACAGCAAAAAATTTAGCTTTTGCAGGATCCTCAAAAATATCAAAACTTCAGGAGTTAAATCCGTGATTTATATTATAAAAGATACATCAGATGTAACACAAGAAATGTTGAATTTAAGCTTGTCTAATAGAAAAACATTAGATGGATCTAAGACTGTTTTAAAATGGAGTGGAAATACTCCTGAAATATTTAAAAATGAAACTTTTTATAATGTAGCTGAAATAGGTGCTATAATGAATAAAAATGATGGTGTATGGAATAAAATAAAAGATGAGAGTATTTTATGAGTTTAAGAAATTTAACACCACTTACAAAAACAGCTTTATTATTTAATCAAGCTGGAACAGAGTTAGTAGTTTTTGATAATAACAATACTACAGGGCATGCTAGAGGGCATAGCGGCTCAGGTTCTCAAATATATACAGAAATTATTTTTGGAAATGAATGTGGAAAATTTACTAGTGCTCACAATACAACGGGTACTTATTTTTTCCCACATATAGAATATGCAACTTGTATAAAAGGGCTTACCATTCATTCTAGTTTAATAAATGTAGCTCATACTAGAACAGAAGCTAAAAGCTTAACAGGTGATCATTTAGGAAAAGATGCTATTTATGATCCAGATGCATCAACTTTGCAAAATATAGGTATAGAGAACGGAGATGAAGTTTATGGAAAATTTACAAGAATAGCATTTGAACAAACAAGTAGCTCGTCATATTTAGGAAGAGCGTTAATAACATTTGGGCCCAGTCTAAATTAAGGAGAAAAAATGGGAAGAATTGTACATAGAGGTGTAAGAGAATTTACAGGAGAAGAGCTTTCTGGTGTAGCTTTAGGGCAAAATGGATTTAAAATAATATCAGGAGCAGAAGTGGAATGCGGTGTTACTTCAGGATATGAAAATATTGCTTATTTTGTAGCTTTAAAAGCTATAGATGTAGATACTGAAGTAGAAGCAAGAAGTATTGCCGCAGGAGACGATTTAACTACTAATAGTGGTGTATACAATGGAAGTAGTCCTGTAACAGTATTGCAAGGAGATATTATATATGGAGCATTTGATAAGGTAGAGGTTGCTGCAAGTGATTATATAATAGCTTATATTGGCAGATAATAACAAGGAGAAAACATGGCAAGAAAAAAAAGAATGTCAGGTAAAAAATACGGAGCTGGAAAAGGTGCTCCTAAAATGGCTGGGAAACCAGCAATATTATCTCTATCTAGAGTAACAGGAAAAGTTGCTCCTAGTGTAAAAAGAGGTAAAATTACAGTTAGAGGCAAAAGTGTAGCTAGGAAAGCTACTTCAGCTGGAAAGAAAAGAGGCAGAGGTTACAGATAAATGCAAGATACATTAAAAACAGCGGGAGTAGGTTTAGGTGGATCTTGGGTAGGTTTTATGAATTGGTTTCCCGAGGTTATTAGTGTATGTGTTGCAGTAGTAACCTTGATATATATGTGTATCAAGGTATATAAAGAACTAAAGTAGGGGAGGCTATATGCCTAAAGGGGATAAAGGTGTAATTAAACGAGTAATAGTTACACCTGACAAACATTTCCCAATACATGATCAGAAAGCGATTAATGTAGTTTGTAAAGGGATTGAACTTGTAAAGCCTGATGCTTATGTTGATTTAGGCGATACGGGAGAATGGGAACATTTTAGCACACATTACTGGAAAGGTAGGTTTGCTAAACCAATGGAAGATTTAATACCATTATTAAATAAAGATGTAAAGGCTGTTAATAAAGGTATGGATCAAATTGATAGATCTTTGAATAAAGTAGGATGTAATGAAAGGCATTTTGTGCAAGGCAATCATGAAGTATGGTTAGATAAGTTTGTAACAAGATATCCTTATTTAGATGAATACATGACCTACAATGCTTTAAAGTTAAAAGAAAGAGGGTATAATTACCATCCTTATAATAAACAAAAAGGTTTAAAAATAGGGAAACTTAATTTTACTCATGGTAAATTTACTTCTAAGTATCATTCTTTTAAACATTTAGATGTATATGGTGAGAGTATTATGTATGGACATACTCACGATCTACAAAGGCATACTAAAACTCATAGAGGTGGAACAATAAGTGCTTGGAGCTTAGGATGTTTAAAGGATATTGAAGCAGATGAAGATTGGTTAAGAGGTAGTTTAACTAATTGGAATCACGGATTTGCTATTGTAGATTTTTTTAAAAATGGTAATTTCAATGTGCAAGTTGTTGAAATAATAAAAGGGAAAACAAGTCTCTGGGGAGAATTGTTAGAAGGATAAAAATGGATTGGTTTGAATTGTTAGAACGATATGGTGTTCCATTAGTAGTAGCTGTAGCATTTTGGCTTTTTATACAGAAACAAAACAAATTTATTCAAGATGAATTGCAAAAAGAATTAAGAGAATCCTTTACTCGTGTTGAGGGAATTATTATTAAACTAATAGATAATAGTAAAAAACAACAATTAGAGCAAAAAGGTATAGAGAATAGCTTTAAAACACTAGTTACTATAATAGCTGAATTAAGTGGCAATGGATTAAAGGATAAATTCCTCAGAATGCAAGAAAAAAATGAAAATAAAAGGTATTAATTATGGTAGAACCAAAAGGTATGTTAAGATATTTAGAAGACGGAAAAGGCAATAGTGAATTATACTATGATGAAACTGGTCAAATCTGGAGTAAAAATCTAAAAACTGATAAATATACAAAAATGAAGGGTAAGTTTGACAGAATGCAAATGGAAACAGCTAATAAGCAATATTGGGAAAGTCAAAAAAAATCTGTAGATAGAAATGTTGCCGATTATTGGAATCAAAGCAAAATGCCCGTAGATACAAATGCAGATATTTTTAGCAAAATAGATTACAGACAATTAAATCAGCCAAATGAAGTGGATGCAAATTTAGACGTATATAGCAAAACAGATTTTAGGGATTTAAGTCAAGCAAATAAAGTAAATCCAGATTTAGACGTATATGGAAAAACTGACTTTAGAAAAACAGCTATGGCTAATGAAGTAGATGCAGCTGTAGATGTGTACGGGAAAACTGATTTTAGAGAAATGACTACAGGAGATTCTGCTACTGATGCAGGTGTTGAAGATTATTGGAGCAAGCAACGAGTTCCTGTAGATGAAGATATTCCAAAAAGAGCAACAATTGAACAACTGTTAACTAATTATCTAAATACATTAGATGAGATAGAAGGTTTCGATATTAATAAATAAAAGGAGAACGCATGGAGTTCATAACAAATCACTTAATGGGTATAATAATTAGCGGAGTATCTGCTTTAGCTTTATGGGGCTTAAAAAAGATACCTAACGAAGCTATATATTCAAAAGTAGAATCAGTAGGTTTTTGGGCTGGATCTGCTTTAACATTAGGATTAAGTAAGTGGAAATTAACTAAAGATATATGGAATAAAACTGTAGAACCTTACTTTGTAGATTTAGTAGATAATACAGCAGGAGCAGCTGTAAAAGGCTTTATTAAAGGATTAAGAAGTGATTCTTAAAGGATACATAGAAATACCTGAAGATTTTTGGGAGAGTTCTTACAGCACCCCCCTAATTTCCGACTCTTCGGAAAGTGCATACATAGTTACTCACGTTCAAAGCTCTCCCAAAATTAAGGATAAAGATGCCTAAAAGAACGCTTACATTAAATGGGTTTGGAGGGGGAATAAATTTAGATGCAGATACTGCGGATATACCTGCTGTTGGAAGTAGTGTAGAAGATGAATGCGCAAGATCAAAGAATTTATTTTTAGATAGACAAGGTAAAATAATAGCTGAATATCCTACTTCTTCATCTGCGACTGGTGTAGCTACAATAAGCAGTGTTAGTACGCCTGGAGATTGGACAAATGGCACATATGCTACACCCTTTACTGCTAGTGGTGGAGATGGTACTGGTATTTTATTAACATGTGTTGTTACAGGTACAAATCCTACATTTACCATTGTTCATGGTGGAGAAGGCTATACGGTAGGTAATACATTGACAGTTGCAACATCTAGTATTAGTGGTACTAGCGGTACTAGTTGCACATTCAATGTAGCAAGTATTAATTCAAGTATAACAGGTGTTACTGAAGATAGCACAATATACGATTCATCTGCAGAAAGAGTTCTGCTTTATAATGATATATTATATAGAGCTGAAGGTGTGTATAAGCACGGGGAAGTTATATTATATAATAAATATGTTGATTATATGTCTTTTGGGCCTACTACTGGAACATTAGGAGCTTTAGCACCAGCAGCACAAACAGATGGAATAGATTTATGGTTTAGACCAGATAGAAGACCTGTAGAAGATACTAATGTTGATGGAACTAATACTTGGCCAGGCAAGGGAGCTAAAGGATCTATTAATATATTTTTAGGTACAGGATGCAGAGGATGGGGTAGTCAAAGCGTAAATAATGGAGCTGTATTGTTTGATAAGCAAATAATTTATGGCCCAGCTAGATATGTTAGATTTACTGAGAAATTAGCTGGAGGTAGCGGAGTCACAACTGGAACTTTAGGCGCTGCTACTGAAAGAGCAGAATTATGGCACATCACAAATACCATAGGAGACTTTCAAATGAATGAACCTGCTCAATATTCAGCAAGTCCTTATTATGGTTCTTTTGAAACTTACCCTCAACATCCTTCAACTGAACATGGTTTGGAAGTATCTGGCGGAGTACAAGTTGTAGCAACTGGATCTACAGCCTTTACTTTTTCAAATGAAAACACAGATGATGAAGATAATGAATTAATAGACCTTGCTCACAAAGGCTTTGACAATACAGAGGCAGAGGCAGAGTCTTTAGATGACGCTAAAGCTTTTCATTTAGATACTTTATATTTAGACACTTTAGATTGCGTTCATTCTCAAGCTTCTAATAATGATGTTAATGGAGTAGAAAATACATCTTTAAGAGATTTTTTATTTTGCAAAATGCATGGAGAAGGGACTGATTATACAGCCTGGGGTTCAGAGAATGGTGAAGAAAGTACTGGAGAAGAATATTTTCCTCCTAGTGAAAGAACTGCTGAAAAGGCATGGGCTACTGCCCCTGTCTTATGGTTTGGAGTAGGGAAATGGGATCCTAATGCAATAGGTGGTGGAGATGGTTATTATGGACAATATTGCCCCACAATAGAAGGAAAAATAATGCGTCTTCAAATTAAAGTTTTTACTGGAGGTATGGTTGTAGGAGATGGAATAGAAGGTATTTATGTAGTAGCTCATACAGGCTCTGAACAAAATTTAAACACTATATCAGATAATGCTGCTTCGTCATATTCTAAAACTTGGTATATTAGTAGAAGCACTTTAATGAATAACAGAAATGAAAATGATGGAAATTCAGGTTGGTCTGAAGTAGAAATACCTGTATCTAATCATTTATATCAAGGCAGTAATTATGAAGGAGATGATAAAATACATTCATTTTTAATATGGCCTAAATTAACATATTCTGATGTAAATGAATTAGCGGCAGATAAAATATTAATGAAATTAAGAGAATTTAGTTTTGTAGATGAAATTACTAGCGGATGGGCTGCTTATGATTATGTTAAACTTTTTCAAACTAAAATAGCTAATGGTATAGAATCTTTGCCTGTGGCTTATACTACTACAAATCAAGAAGACGGAGTAGATTGCCCTGATATACATAAAATAAGAACAGATTCTCAAGAAATGTTTTTAAGAAAACCTCATGCTAATACTACTTGTAAAAAAGGAAAGATATATTTTCAAGGATGCGATGAAAAAGGAGTTGTATTTGGAGAAAAATATTTATTAGCAGAATACGACTATTTAGAAGGAGTTAGATGGGCTGGAACTCAAGACCAAGGATATCAAGCTTGGGCTGCTACTTTAGAAGTTCCTTTTGGGATGAATCCTCAAGGAGATACAAGCGCTATTTCGCAAGTTTATAGATTTGAAGATCCTCCTGTTGAGTCTACATTTAGTTTAGAAACAGGTTATCCAGATGGAGCAGAGACAATAAATGCTTTATTTAAAACAGCAGCAGTGGTTGGCAGACAAGTATTTATAGGGAATGTTGCAAAACAAAAACCTAATGATTCTTCTGATGCAAAAAAAGCACAGCCATTTATTACAGGCACTACATCTGCTGATGATGATTTTGTTTGGGGCGATAGTTATGTAAGATGGGGTACTAATTCAGGAGATACTGAATGGGCTGATCATGGATATAGTGAAGGAGACAGTTTTGTTGTAACTGGAGGAGAAACTTCAGGAACTAATGCTAATTATAATAAAGTATTTACGATTACTAGTATTAGTAATTATCAAGCTAATATAACGCCTACACCTACAAGTGGTACTGACGATACTGCTAAAACTATTTTTGGATTTGAAGGATACGATCCTTCATTATTATTAAAAACTCCAGCAGGACAAGCGTCTGGATTTCCAGATAATTTATATATTGATTTAGAATTTGGAGGAGATGAAATAACTGTATTAGAATCTACAGCAGATAGATTGCTTGTATTTTCTAAACATAAGTTAACTATTATTAATGTTGCTCAAGATGTAGAATTTGTTGAAGCGACTATGGATTTTATGGGAATTGAAAAACATAGGCAAATTGTAAAAGTTGGAGAAGGTTTTGCTTGGGTTAATTCTTCTGGAGTTTTTCATTTTGATGGACAACAAGTAAATCCTATTTCAGGTTTAAAACTGAGCGCTATATCTAATATCGATGATTATTCTGATGGCTGGAATGATTCTACTAGTGCTATTGCTTATGATCCATCAAGAGATTTGTTGTGGGTTTGGATAAATAATGAAAAGATTTTTTATTTTTGCTTTATTACAAGATCGTGGGTAGGGTTTAGTAATATTACAAGTCCTACTGATTTTTATGACGTTCCTACTACTAATGTTGTAGCAGGTCCTTTGGGTTATGCACACTATGCAAAAGGCTCTACTGCTAATAGAAGGCAATATTTCCTTGGTGTTAATACTAATTTAGATGTACCTTTAGACCGAGATTTCCTTTGGGAATCAGGCAAAATCCATTGTGGAAGCATGGGAGTTAATAAAAGATTTTATGATGTTTATATTACTACTAAAGATGCTGCTAATGCGGTACAACTACAATGGTCTACAGATGGAACAAATTTTTATACTGCATATGTTGATGGATACAAGGGGCAATCAACTAATGATAATGATGGCTTAATAGACAGCACTGTCAATGCAGGATTTGGATACGGAACTACAAGATGTGGTTTATCAAATCAAGGAGCGGCTCCTAAAGCTGTAGGTAAATACATTATATTAAGAATAATTGATATAGGTAATGCTGCAAAATCATCATTTGAAATAGGGGACATGTCAATAATTTTTAGAGAAAAAACGGTAAAATAATATGAGAACAAAAGCAGAAAGAAGATTGGTACATACAAGTCAATTAAAAACTGTATCAAATAATAACGTAACTAACACAGGCTCAAATAGAGAACGTATTGTTGCTAGAAAAGGCAAGGTTCACAAAATTGTTAAATCTGGCGGAAAACAGTACTTTGTAGAGCTTAAAAAGACAAGATAATTTATGGCTACATTTTTAGATATATTTAATAAAAAAACAGCTATTGAAAAACAAGCTTCAGATGCTGAATTTGCATATGAAGAAACAAAATTACAGGATACTTTAGCAAAACAAAAAGGTTGGGCAGATGTAGCAAGAATGGCTGTAAGCGCAGGTAAAATGGGCGCAGAAGCATCAGCAACAGCAAAAGCTGAACAGCAAACAATAGAAGATACAGGAGCTGTGAAAGTAGAAACTCCTCAAACATTTCCAGGCGGAAGAGAAAAACCATTTGCAAAAGACGTATCTTACTCTATAGAGCACGGGGAAAGTGGGCAAGTAGTTTCTGGCTTAAGTATGGCTGACTTAAAAGCTATATCCCAAGAAGCAAAAATTAATCCTGACATTAAATCTACTTCAGATTTATTATTCCAACAAGATGATGCTACTAAAGAATGGAGCATAAGAGATGCTTGGAAAACAGATACAGATAGTATGGGTGGGATTGAACAAAGAATGGCTTCACTTGAAGCTGTATTATCACAAGATAAATACAAAGGAGTATCGGGAGTAGGTGTTGATGCTTGGACTGATGCACAAGGTTATGGTGTTGACCCTACGTATTCATCTCAAGAAAACATTATAGGCTCTCAATTAAAAGAAGAAAGACAATATTTAGGAGATATAAAAAGAGGTTACGAAACAGCTGGCGATATTTTAGGAAAAGATCAATATACAGTTGGAGATATTAAAAGTTTATATGAAGGAACTCAAGGGGCTGATTACGATATGACAGATAGGTTTGAGTATCTTAAGGCAATGAAAACAATGGATGAATCTGACCCTACATATGCAGCGATAAGAGGATCTGATTACAAAGAAGAATATGGAGATGTAAGTAGTTTATTAGCGTTATCTGATAAAAGTCTAGGAGCATTTCAAGACTTAAATGTAGATCCTAAGCAATTTGATCCTAGTGCAAGAAGAGTAGGAGGCGAAGGTGCTCCGCCAACTATGCCTGTAGAAGGAGAAGATGAATTTTACGATGAACCAATAGATGTAGATATGGGAGATGATTGGCAAGCTCCTGCTCCTAGTGTAAGTGCTCCTGGAACTTTGGAAGAATTTGAACAATTAAAATCAAATATAGCATTTGATCAAAGTGCATGGGATGCTATGGATAGTTCTCAGAAATTTGACATGCTGCAAAGTGGTGAAGTATTTGTTCCAGATAGTCCAAGACAATCGTTTTTACGATCTGAGACTATGAAAAAATTAGGAGGAGAAACAGGGCAATTATCCGTTATGGATGCGGTTGATCAAGATGCTTCATCATTTGCAAGTGATATCGTTACAAAATTATTAGGAGCAGAAGAACTTTCAAAAGACTGGGCTCAATCATTAGGCTATAGTAGAGCTCCTGGAGATTCACCTTTATTTGACGAAAAATATGGAGCTACTGCAGATGTAGATGCAATGTTGAAAGGTAGCACAGAAGTAGTTGGAGGTGGAGGTATGGCTGATTATAGAGAAAGAACAGATAAAGAATATGCAGATTATAGAAAAATAATGAATACTAAAATGGATATAGAAGACCCTTCTGCATTAGCACAAGATATAGGCGCAAGTCCAATAGACCGATATTTGCAAGGAGATAAAATTCCAGCACCTATAAAACAATATGAAGAAGAATTTAAAGCACATGAATTTGATCTTAGCAAGCCTTTAGAAGCAGTTGAAACTCAATCACAACATATACCTGATATGACTCAAAAAAGAAATTATGGACCAAATGATTGGAGTGCTTATTTTAATAAATATGGTATTTCACAAAACGATTACCATAATGCTTATAAAGCTGGATGGAGGCCTACAGAACTTCAGAAATTAGAATATCAAAATAATTCAAAAGGTGTAGGAGAAGGTTATAAAAAAATGCCTGGTTATAATTATTGGAAAAGTATATATGGAGAAAAAGAGGCTAAAAGCATTTTAGGTTTTTAACAAGGAAGATTATGATAAAAGGTATAATAAAAAAGTTACTAAAAAAGAAAAACCCTAACAAATATTTAGAAACTCATAATAGGTTAAAATCTATTTTAGCATCTTATGGTAACGATATTGATAATGAAATATGGATAAGTTCTAATAAAAAGGTTATGCATGTTACAGAATCTGAGTTAAGTATACTTAAAAGCTCTAGTATGTTAGGTTTTAGAAAAGAAGGTGAGCAAGTAATACAAATGCTTGGTTCTGGAAAATCTAGCGAAATAGGCACTAAATACGAGCCTATTACTGCAACTTTACTAGCTATAGCAATAGCTGAAAAAGCTGGAGGGGTGGCTGCTAAAACAGCTAAATTTAGAGCTCAAAAATATGACACTAGAAGAAAGATAAAAGCTTTTGGAGAAAAATTTGAAAGTATGTCTGAAAGCGCTGCTAAAGATTATACTAATTTGCAAGAACAATATCAAAATCAATTGCAATCTATGACAATGACAATTGGTAGTCAATATGATGAATTAGGAAATACTTTGCAAGATTTAACTAAAAAACAGGGTGGTTTAAAAACTGGAATGAGAGATCAAATGAAAGAAGCTGGACAAGAAAGAGCTCAAGAAATGTCAAAACTTTCATTAGAAAAAGCTGAATTTGGATATGAAGATACTTTGGAAAAATACACAGGACAATTAGAAAATTCAAGAATGCAATTAAACAATCAATTAGATGATTTAAAGAGAAAATATCAAAGAGCTAAAAGACATGATAGATGGTATGAGAATATTGGATAACGGGAGACATTATGAGTGATATAGCAGCACTAATACAACAATTAAATAGAAAAGACATTGTAGAAGATGAAAGAGAGTTTCAAATTGCTTTAGCAAGAGTTAGGGCTATATCTACTCAAAAAAGAGACGAAATAAGTGCTAAAAGAGGCGAGTTAAGAGATTTAAAGAAAACTATTAATTTAGCATTAGAAAGTTCTAAAGAAAAGTTAGAATTAAGAGAAGATAATTTTCGTAAATTATGGGGATTAGATCCTTTATATAGTAGTGAAATTTCAAAACAAATATATCAAAATATAGAAAGTCAAGATGATTACAATATTGCAACTTTAACTAAAAACAAAGCCTATTTAAAAAGTAAAAGCGATGAATTAAGCAAACTGAATCAAAGGTTTATAAAGCAACAAAAAGAATTAGATTTAGCTATTGCTAGTGATCCTGATTATTTTTCTCCAGCTGAATTTAAAGGCTTTATGAGTAAATATAGCAATGTTGGCCCTGATGGGATTGCAGGCACTGCAGATGATTTAAAGCCAGAAGACAAAGGTTATACCGATCCAAATCTTGTTGCTGGATATCAAAAAGCTTGGATTGATTATACTCAAAAACAGCAAGGCGCAGACATTAGGAATATGATTAATTTAGAAAATTTAAAATCTAAAGATACTTCAATGAATAAAGCTAATTTAAAATTAGGCGGCTATTTAGAAAGAGCAAAGAAAACTAGTTTTTATAATATTATTGACGGAATTACTGTTAACTTAGCAAACAATCCTATTGATGATGATTCTACTCAAGAAGCAAAAGATGAATATGCAAGAAATGTAGCAACTAGAGACTCTTACAAGATACAACTTGGTATTGATTATTTAAATTTATTTTCAAATAATAAAGTTAAAAAAGAGAATGATTTACTTAAATATGGTCAAAAAGAAGCTGCTAGAGAAATTGATAAAGCTAATCAAGCATATTATGATTATGATAATATACTTAGAATTGCAGAACCAGTATATGAGACAGGAGTAGGATTAAAAGCTGCTCCTGATTATAGTGCTTATTTTGTAAAAGTGAAAGAATCTTATTCGTATTACATTACTCTTAATGCAGAAGAGAAAAAAATTCACGATCAAATAGGTGGAAGGATATTTGGATATGAGCCTAGTTTAATGACTTTTGGTGAATTTGCTCAAGATTTTAAATCTCAATATTCAAAATATACTTTAAATGCAGTTGATTTTCCAGATGCTCAAGGCAGTATGAATTTAGATATAGAATACAACGAACAAGATCAAGAGTTGATAGAACTTTTTGAAGATGACGAGGGTTAAAAATGATTGAATTAAAAGGCAAACAAAAGTTATGGTATAAATATATATTAGAACAAGTTGATAAACAGGACAGCTATGAAGACAAGATGCATGCTTTGGATACTTATAAATTTGTAAATCCAAAAGATCAAAGCAATACTAAAAGTATACAAGAATTATTTAATCAATATCCTGATGTAAAATCAAATGTTCAAAATTATTTATTAAAAAATTTAGTTTTAGATTTAGGGAATCCAGATGCAAAAGGCTTTACCTTTTCTAAAGCAATTCCTGATCAAGAAGTAATTATAAATTTAAGAGCTATTGAAGAATCTAAAAAGAATCTTTTAGGAGATTCATATAAAGTAGAAGGCATACTAACACATAATCCAGAAGAATATGATCAAGGAGAATATTATCAAAGATTAATGGAAGATGCAGACCAAGCATTAAATAAAAAATCTAATTTAGATAAACAAATAGGCAATATACAATCTGCTATTAAAGCTAGTAGAGCTTATTTTGACCAAAGAGCAAATACAAATATACTTTCTCAAGGATTAGGTACAGACAAACCTATAGATTTAGATTGGTATGCTTCAATATTCCCTCCTTTTGGGGCACTTAAATTGCAAACAAAAATTAAAGATATGATTAAAGGGACTAATACAAAAGTTTTTACAGACAAAACAGCATATAATCCATTAGAGGCTGTTACAGATGCAGTAAGTTTAGGTATTAAAGGGCTAATGCAAGCAGGAGCTGGTTGGGTAGATTGGTTTAAAGAGGAAGGTCAGGAAGTAGTTGAAAATAGAAAATTAAATTATTCTGATGAATTAGAAATGTCTGGTTCTGCTTGGGAACGAGAAAATATTGCTCCTAATCAAGCAATTTTAGATTCATTAATGAATGAAAAAGAGGAATTAATGAATACAGATTTATTACCTGAAACAAGTTTAAATTATAGCAATGTTACAAATAAAATAGAAGAATATCGTAATGAAAAAGATTTAAATCAAACACGTTTAGATAAAATTAATGAAACAGGTTTTGATGAAGCTTTAAGATTAATCAATCCAAAAGCAGGCAATGTTCAGGAATTGTATGACGAAGTATTAAGAAGTTTAGATAATTTACAGGAGTAACTATAATGAGAAATAGTTTTGATCAATCAGCATATTTGCAACGTTTAGCCCAGCAAGAAGAAGAACAACGTTATAGATATGGAGGAGCACCTGAGGAGCAAGAAAAAGTAACTACAGGAAATGCTGCTTGGGATTTTTTTGGACAAATGCTTTGGGGAGGAGCAGAGTCTTTAACATGGTCAGGATTAGCTGCTGCAGATGTATTTGGAGAAGCTCAAGCTGAAAGAAGAGGCGAAGAATATACTAGTTGGCAAGAAACTTTATCAGGTGTTGATGCTGATTGGGACGAACTTACTGGATGGGGTAAAGCTGGATATTCAGTAGGTACGGCTGTAGGTATGATCCCTAGTTTTGGGGTTGGTAAAACTGTGGGTGTAGGAGCTGTAAAAAGTCTTGAAAAATTAGTAGCACAAAAAGCGTTTGGTTCTGGAGCTCCTAAAATGGTAGCTAAAAAATCTGCTAAAGAATTAACAGAAAAAGTTGGTGAAATCGGATTAAAGAAAAACGGTACACAGGTTGTTGAAACTTTAGATTTAGATGCTAATACTACTAAAGAAATAATTGAAGAAGGCTATGCAACATTGCAGGCAGCCAAGGCAGCTAAATTATATGCAGACGATGCTTTAAAAGAAGTATACGAAGCTAATATGGCTAGTAGTTTAAAAGGAAAAATTTCTAGTATTGCTAAACTTCCAGATGATCAAGCAAGCGAATTATCTAAAGAAGTTATTAAAATTGTTACAAGAAATAATCCTGATGACGCTATGACTATGATTCAAATGTATGCTCAAAATACACCAGGATTAAAAAGATTAATTGGAGGCGAAAGCACTTCAAGAATTGTTTCGGCTATGGGTTATGATGCAGCTATTGGTATTGGTATGGGTTTCCAAAAAGTTGCAGCTGATGAAATTTATAAGCAACTATGGGGAGTTGAAAGAAATGAAGATACTCACCAGTTTGATTATACAAATAATTATGATTTTGATATGAATGAAACTGGTATGAATTTCTTAAAAGAAGCGGGAACTTCTGCATGGCATTTTGCTCTTATTGGTCCAGTAAAATTTATTAAAGGCGGTACAGCAGGACAGCATCGTCAAAGATTAACTCAAATTATTGGTCAAAATTTTAAATCTGTAAAACCTGTAAATAATATGAATAATGAATCTCTTAGAGCTCAAATTACAGCTATTGATCAAATTAGTGGAGGTTGGCTACATAAAACATTTTCTAGGACTAATAACAAATATCCAAAAAACGCTAGGTGGTGGGAAACAAAAACAGGTGAATTTGGTCCAGATGGAAAAGAAATATTTAGCTCTAAAGACAATGAATTACTAAGAAATTTCTTAAAAGATCTTAGAAGTGATTTTCTTAAAAAAGCCCCTATGGCTTGGGTTAAAGAATTTAAAACAGATGTTTTCAGATCTCTTCCTAGAATGAGCGCAGGTGTTGTTGCAATGAATACTCCTGGAATGATAGATAGTTTTTATAATTTAGGCTTTACTAGACAAGCATTAAACTCAGCTTTTGGAGAATCTCCACAAGAAGTTGTAGCCAATGTAATGACTGCTGCTTGGTTTACAAGAAGACCTCACAGTTTTAATACTGAAGCAACAGGACCTATGTTTAAATCAATGATAGAAACAGGCACTATAGATGCTTACATAAATGCAAAACATAGTAAATTAAGAAAAGTTATGGGCGGATTGCAAACATATGGAAAAAACAATGAAGCATTATGGGGAGCTATAAGACAATATGGAGATCCTACATCAAATCAAAATGTAGCTAAAACAATACAAAGCAATGCTGATACAGCTATTAAAAAATACTTTGATACTACTGCAGAATTTGAAACTATAAGAAAAGCATTTGAAAATATACCTAAAAATGAAGCGGGTGGTGTTGATATAGAAACTGCTTATAAAAAGAAAATTAACGAAATGCTTAGAAATGGAGATATTAGTATTGAGGAAGCTCAAAGATACAGAGATAATTTATCTGTTTCTTCAGAAATTTTAAAATTATATCGTGAAAATTCTGGAGAATCTCTTGCTAGTGATTTGTTTACTCCTGAATCAGCATTTACTGTTATTAATAATATAGCTGGTATGCAATTTAATGGAAAGCTTTTAACAGCTAGAAATATTGGGCCTGAATTAGATGTATATAGAGAAACTTCTATAGCCAAAGCTACTCTTCCACATACTAATATTTTAAAACAATTTGTTATAGATACTTACGAAGCTTTAGGACTTGGAGATAGAATTGAAATAGAACCTAATACAGGTGCTTTAAAAATTCCTGAAATTATTGGTAAGGGAATAATTAAATTTCCTAGCACTGATATGGAAACAAGTCTTGCTACTGTAATTGAGGGAGGAAGAAAAAATGGATGGATTCAAAGTAAATTAGGAAGAACTCCTTCTCAATCTGAGCTTTTTTATGATCAAAAAATATTAAATAAAACAACAGAAGTTTACAATGAAGCTGTAGATAGAATGATGAGTTCTGTATGGGGTCAAAATTGGAAAGAACAAAAAATTGAAAGAGATATTTTAATATTAGAGAATCCAGTATGGGAAATTACTTATAATGACTTTATTCAAAATAGAAGAAGATCTAATGCTTATCAAATTTTAACTGGAGGGAAAAATCATACCTTAAATCCTACAGAAGCTAACCAAGCAATAGATGTTTTAAATCAACTTCTTAGATATAAAAATAGAAGAGAAGTTGCAAAACAAGGAGAAAATGAAAAATACAAACCTACATATGAACATGGCGAAGTAGAACAATTTATTAATAGACTTCATAAAAATATAAAACTTTTAAACCCTGGCATATCAGCTGTTAAAAATGTTCCTTTAACTTTTACAGAAGCGCATAATTTAATGGAAATGATTTCAGGCAAAAATAAACGAGGAGGCTTGTTAGGAGATATATTTACCAGTACTCAAGAAGCAATGAATTTTGAAGCATATGTTTTAAGAAAAGCTATACACAGATTAACAGCTATGGATCATAAAATCAATGTAGATATAGCTGCAAGTTTATTACAATTAATAGAAAATCCTGTTTTCGATTTTTCAAAAGAAGGCAAGGATATAGTTTTACCTGATTTAGCTAGAGTGAAAAATGCTTTAAATGCAGATAAAAGTATTAGTCCAGAAACAACACAAGAATTAATAACTTTTTACACTGATATAACTCAAGCTGTTAAAGATAGTAATTTCCCTGTAAGATTTGAACCAAGTGTAGGTGAGCGAAGCAAGGGAGATTTCGCACAATCTTTAATTGCAGCTAGAGCTGTAGGTAGAAACCAAATGGAAAGATTGTCACTTGATACGTCAGAACAATTAAAATCTGCATTAGAAAATCAATCAACGAAATTATCTGATCAAGTATTATGGTTAGATGTAGGTTTAGATGCTACTGATACTAAAATTAGAAGACAATATGAATTAGAGCTTAGAGAGCTTACACAAGCAAGAGAAAGTACTGAACAACTTATAAAATATATTAACGATGGGTTAACTCTCAAAAACCCTTATACTTTATCAGCTATTAGTAGTAGAAGAGGAGATATTAATAACGCTATTCAAATGTTAAACAGTGGTCCTATACAGTCTACTAGGGCTAAATATGCTACTGAATTGTTAAGAATACAAAGAGAAATTGACGCACAAAGATCTAGGGAAGCTTTAAATGAAATGACTTTAAATGATTTGATGAAAGAACAAATAGCTAGCTATAAAATAGGCGATAAAGATGTGCAAGAAAAATCATTAAGAATTACAGTTGAGCAATTTCAAATTAAATATGAAGTTAAAGGAGCTGATTTAAATAGAATATTTGAATTTGATCAAGTTGGCCAAAGGAGTAAAAAAGATACAGAATCCTTTGTTAGAGACCTTTTAAGAGAATTTTATGATTCTCCTGCAGAAGTTTTAAATAAAGACAATATTGCTACAATTAATAAAATAAAAAACAATATTCTAAATTCACCTGATATGCTTTCTTTTGACCCTAATACATCTGAAGGTAAGGTTAATTTTACAAATTTTATTGTTGAGCCTATAAAAGCTATGCAAAAAGAAGGGATAGAATTATTAAAAGAAAAAGCAGCAGCAGATCCTAAAATTAAAATACCTACAGAAGCCGAGCAATTTACAGACTTATACACGGTAACTTCTAATTACTTTTCTAAAAAAGTTATAAAAACTTTAAAAATTGATGCAAGGTCTGGAGTAAATAGATTAATACAATCTGAAAAGAAAATAGGAGACAAGGCTACAGGCTTTGGAGGAATATTAAAATATTTAGATCCATTTCAGCAATATATTTATATGGCAGAAACTTCAGCTTCAGATTTTAAAGGTAGATTAATAAGAAATATATTAGGAGATTCTTTAGATAAATTAAATGCAGAATTAAGTTCAGGTAATTATACTATACATCATGTTAGCGGAAAGCAACATTTTTATAATTATTCAGATCTTACTACAATGAAAAGTGTAAATAGACAACCTGGAATTACAGGTCAAAGATTTACTATTGTTCCTATTAATGAATCTACTCCATTAATTATACGAGTTGATAGAACTGGAAAAGGAGAATCAATTCATTCTGAAATTAAATCTCAATTTAGACCTTCTGATAAAAAGACTGGAGACAAAGGTGGGGAATTGTTTCAAATTCTTGAAGCTATATATGATGGAGATATTTATAAGCAAAATAGTCCTAAACATGAAGCTATAAGAAATTTATTAAGACAAGTTCAAGATTCTAAAACAGCAGAAGATGCTGCTACAGCTGTAAAATTAACCAGACTGCTTTTAAATATGCCTGATTTTGTAGAAAAAGCTGTTCGTAATAACACTCTTGATTTAGATATTGCTGAAATAAAAAATAGACAAAAAAGAGATAAATTAGCTGAAACAAAAAATGGATTTATACCTACAAAAGAAAATCTTATAAGAGCAGCGTCAATGTATAAAGATTCAGGCTCTTTGTTGCACGAGACTGCTTATAAGAATATTAAAAAATGGATTGAGCCTCAAGCAAATGGTAAATATAGGAAAATGAAAGTTGTTTCAATTGATGATGAAGGAAAAACTTACAGCCCTGATGGAAGAGAGTTAACAAATGTTTTTGATGCTATGAAAAGGCATGAAATAGAATTGGAATCAAGACTTGCTAAGGGAGAAATTACTCCAAATGAATTTAACATGAATAAAGAAATGTTTTCAAAGGCTTACAAATCAATTGCTGATGGAGAATTTTTTGTTTCTAAGGATTTATATTTAGCAAGTATATCTTTAATAGGACTACATCCAGATCACGTTCAAACTAGTAAATATAAATTACCTGATGGAAGTACTGGAATGTCAATTAATGGTTTTCATTCAGGTGGAGTAAAGCCTACTATAGCTCATTCTAAAGTAAATTTAGAGACTGGTAGAGTGGAAGTGTTTTTTGGAAAAACTGCTTTAAAATACAACCCTTTAATGGATAATTTGCTGAATAATTTAGGTGTAGATGCTATAACGTTTAAAAGTGCAAATAAAATTAACAGTTTAAAAAAAGGATTTAATGAAGACTTTAGCCAACCTTATTCTGAAGTAAAAGGTTTAGAACCAAAAGATCCAAAATTATTAAATTTAGACTGGACTAGTTATGTAAAAGGAAAAGATAACTTTAGAGAATTTCAAACTATTGAAGTTCCTTTAGAAGCAATAGCTTTAAGAACAATTTCTAAAGGACAGCATGATCCTTTAGTAGGGCAAAATGCAGGAGTGCATATGTCTGCAGATAATGGTATAGTTGAATGGATTGGATTAGATGCAAAGCTAAATACATATTATACTAATTTAGCTGGTATGCAAAAAGACCCAATGCATAGAACAGCTTTAGCTCAAAGGGTATTAGGAAAAAGAGCAGAAGAAGGCGACCCCTCAGTTGTTAATAGTGCTATTAGCTCTATATTAAATAGCAATGGAATGATATTAGAACCTTGGGCAAAAGCTCAGATGGAGCAAAATTTAGTTGGTTATTATTTAAATAATGGGGCTATTGCTGGAGGAAAAGTTAAAGAAGGTTCTTTAGATATTATGAGCATGGATATGGGTTATTTAAAACCTACTATTAGGTCTAATAGGTCTGACCATGCATTAGGTGTTACTGAAATTCAAAACTCTGTAAAATTTTTCGGAGAGTTTATACAATCTTATCACGCCTCAACAAAAGATTTTGTTAAGATGGGACAACAAGGCAATGGAGTTCATAGTGTATTAATTCAAAAATTAAAATATATGAGCGAAAGAGAGCTTAGAGACAAAGAAACAAACAAATTACAAGCAAGTGAAGCAGATGGATTTTTGGTGCAAGTAGGCAATGAAGTTTTTCTTCAAATTGAAGGCAGATATATGGATAATGCTGGTTACATAAGAGATATAAATAGTTCTAAAAGCCTCCCAATAAGCAGTGAAGCAATTGCTTTTAATAAGAATGTTTTTGCAAAAGCATTAGAAACTCAAAATTTAATTTATAAACAAATATCACCAAATGCTAGCATTGGAGATGTTATGCATCTAATTAAAAACGGATCGCATTTAAAAACAGGGATGTGGGGGCCAACTATTTCGATAGGAGCTTTAAATAGTAGACAGCCTAGAAATATGATGGGAGATATAGTAATAAGCAGATTAGCATTTAATAGAGATGGTAGTGCTTATGTGAATAGAAAGGCTGGAAATGTAAGCAGAATGAATTATTTAGATGCTATAAAACCTCAAGATGCTGATTACGATTTTGATAAATCATTTAATTATAACGCTGCTCCTGGTAAGTTTTGGAGAGAAGCTAATAAATTAGCAGGTTATATTACTACTGGAAAAGAAGCATCTAGAGAAATTGATCGTATTTTTGATGTAAATCAAAACGATACTTTTTCTAAATACGTAGCTGACAAAGCTGGACCTGATCACAGTTATGAAAAAAATCAAAATATTATTGACAATGCAAAAGGAACTTTTATTAAAATGCATCAAACTGCTACTTATTTAGTAAATATGTTTAGAAATGACCCTTTAATTGCAAATATAGAATATAGTACTGCAAGAAATGCTAGAGCTACTTTTAGGGTAGTTTTATCTGAACAAGGTAAACAAATTACAACAGTTGATAATATATCAAAGATGGCTACTAAATTTATTGATATATATAAAAATTTACCAAGCGACAAAGAGTATCAACAAAATAGACAAAAAATTCAAAATGACATTTGGTTTGGAGAAAATGGTTTATTTGAAATTGAATCATTTGATCCTACAAAAAGGTCAGGAAGTCAATATCAAAAACAACCTTCACTTCGTTTAAGTGATTCAGAATTTGTTGATGTTACTAATTTTATGAATAGAAGAATTATAATGCCTGTAAATGAATATCTGCAATTAAATAAAGGGAGTATGACTGATCCTGCTGGAATGAGATCAAAAGCATTACTTGGAGATTATTCTAGGGCTTATGAAAAACTGTTAATGGATTTAGATCCACTCAGCAATCAATGGAAAAAAGGAATGATATTACAAACTCCTGGTTTAAATACAGCTGCAAACTTTTTAGCTACATCTAAGCTTCCATTTGATTTTGCTATGAGAGAAATGCATAAAATACATAGAGATGTAGTTGAATTGCAACAAAGAGACAAAATTGGAAAAGGAGCATCAGAGGCGCAAGAATTTATTAATTATATAGAAGGAGGATTAGATGCTATAAAACGTCCTAATGAATCAAGAGATGCAGCATATAATAGAATGTTTAACAAAGCCTTACAAGAATACGTTTTAGAAGAAGGTAAAATAATAAGGTTAACTGATCTTGATTATCAAATTAAATCAGTAACTTATGAAATAGAGCGTAGAAAACCTTATGAAGGTAAAAATCCTCAGCAAAAAACACTAGACCTTGAAGCTAAAAAAACTCGCTTAACAGATATGAGAGAAATGCTATTAGAATCAATTTCTTATAAATTTGATAATAAGTTTATTCCTGGAAAATCTGAATTTTCAAATGAAGTAGCTCTTAATAAAGTAGTTAAAACTAATATTGAAAGAAATAAAGAAACATATTACGCAACAAAAAATAGTGTCGTTGTTGATAAAAGCGGTAAAATTAAAGAAGTTATTTTAAAAAATCGAGTAAATCGTCAGAAGATTTTTAAAAGCGATAAAATTATTGAAAATGGTAGAAGATTTGCTATGGACAATGCATCAATGCAAACTGATTTAGCTATATTGTATCAAGCTTATTCAGGAAATGCTAGAATAAAATTAGGTAAAGGTAAAAGTGCTAAATGGGAATATATAGATACTTATGAAAGCAATAAATATATTAACCAATTGTATGTAGATTTGCAAAGAGAACTAATTAAATTACATCAAAATAGCAATAAAGATAATAGAAGAAAAAATATATATGATATTATTGATTATAGTGCTGAACAAAAACAGTTAATATATGACCATTTATTTAATATGGATCTTAATCCAGCTACTCAAAAAGCTTTAATGCTTAGAATGCTTACACCTAATATTTCGGATAAGGTTGTATCTGTAAGATCAACAACAGGGCTATCTCAAGGAGTGCAATATGATTATATGTATATGCAGAATATGATGAGTAAGCCTTTAATGACTATTTTGTCAGAAATTGTATCGGGAAAAAAGAAAGGTGGAAATAAAGAGTTTGCAGAAGAATTTATCAATGATTTAAATGTTTTAAAAAATGCTGCATTTCTCCAATCTAAAGATCCTAATCTTGATTTTGAATTAAGCAAAGTAAAAATGTACACAGAAGCAGCTAGTTTAGACGGCTTTTTAACAAGCGAAAAGATACTAAATCCTGAGGTTTTTCAAAAAAGCAGAAGTGAAGATGTTGTAATGAAACGTGCCGCAAAATTAATGATTGATTATGCGCAAGGGAAGGGTTTAGTAGATCCAGTTCTTTTATATAAAGCTTCAATTAGACTTAGGGAAGCTGGAATACCAGTTGATCAACAATGGGGAAGAATGAAACATCTTGTAAATGAGGATGGAACTTTACGAAATTATGGTCACGATAAAATATTTATTAGTGAGAAAGATGCATTAAAACGTGCAAATGAACTGGGTGAAAAAGGTGGAAAGGAACAATCTACTACAGAATTTTTAGAAGAAACTATAGGATGCTATAAATAGGAGAACATATGGCTAACGGCTTAATATGCAAATCAAAACAATTTTTTAGAAAAATGGAACCTGCCTCTAAAAAGGTTCAACAAAATGTATATAAAAATATGATGAAGCTTGGTAAAAACTGGCAAGAAGGCAACGGATATGATAATGTCAGAGATTTAAAATACAACAACCTTGAAACATTTAAATGGCTTTATGAAAAATATACGTTTAAACCATTTGACGCTGTAGAATTTCCTATAAATAACAAAGATGTAAGAAAATTAGAATTAGGACTTAATTATTATAATCAAAAACTAGCTAAAAAAGAAGGTTATTTTGCAGCTAAATTCCATGTTCCAAGACAAGCTATGAAAAACTTTCCTGAATTAATGAAATTTGAAAAAGAATTAAGTAATCAAACTAGTTTTTTTAGATCATTTACAAATGAAACTGCTGGACCTGTTAATGATATACTGAGCACATTTAAAAAATATACTGCAAGTTTTGGGAATGGGGTGTCTAAATATTTTATAAATATGGCAGGAAAGGGAGAAAAAGAGCTAGCAAAGTATCAAAATAGGTATGAAAATCTTTTAGAACAAATAACAGTTGCTAAAAATAAAGGTAATTTAAACCAATTAAGTAATGAAATTAGAATTGTTACAAAGAAAATATCAAAATTTTATGAATCAGGAGCAGGGGAAGCTTTAAATTCTTTTTTAAGTGTACTAGAAGGCGCTAATCCTGAAACTGTTACTAGCCGTGATGGCAAACCTTTAACTTCAAGGCAAAAAAGTCAGTTAAAAGATATGCAAAAAAACTATTATAAAATTAGAAATAAAGGTGCTTCAGCATTAATTAGAGGATTATTAAAAGTAGAAAAGATTGCTAAAGAAAGAAATTTAGAATGGGCTGAATCTACTAGCACTAAAATTAAGGGATTAATAAAAGCTATTGAATTTCAAAACACTAAAGATAATAATGGTCAAATATTAGATTATATAGATTTACAGCCAGCAAGAGATTTTAGAAAATTAGGGTGGTCTCAATCTGAAATGGAAGTTATTGGAGTCAATAGTCAAACTCCAGTAGCTTTTTCTAAGCATTATATGTCTCATTATACTTTAGGTTTATTAAAGACTATTAAAGATTTTTCAAATGATGTAAATGAAAGAAAACTTAATCCTTCTGAAAAACTTAATAGAGATTTAGACAAATGGGAGTCTATTGTAAATGTTGCAAAAGGAAGAGATGATATATCTCATCCAGTTTATAATGCTAATCCGTTTTTCTTTCTTAAAAAATATATTAGTGATGTAGGAATGTTTAATTACAGAACTCACGTTACAGATATATTTCAAAAAACTAGAAATAAATTAGTAAATGAACATTTAAAACCAGCTGAATTAACAGGAAATAAAAAATTATATGAAAGTATAATGTCAATTATTAAGCTAGCTGAAGATGTTGAAAGAGATATATCAATAGCAGATTTCTCAAAAGAAGGCGTATTGACAGATGTTAGAAGAGGATTAACAGCTTTAACTTATTTTAGATTAATGGGAGGAAATTTAAGATCTGCTGGAAGAAACTGGACTCAAAGATTATATGAATTATATGATTTTGGTGTAGGGGCTACATTTGAATCAAGGCAATGGTATAAAACTGGCAGAGGCACGGAAAACACAGATGCTTTAAACAGACAATTAAATAGATTTGGATTGCAATGGTTTGATGGAAAAAGTGTAACATCTAATTTACTAAATAAATTCAGATCTCAAAATCAAATAGATAACAGAACTGAGGGTGCTATTGAACAAAGCCATGTAATGGGCAGAAATCTTTACATTAATGAAAAAGGTGAATTAACTATTAATGAGGGTGCTAGACCAACTGCTCAAATAGTTTCTGGAATAAGCGAATTATCTAGATCTACAGGTATGTTGCATAGAATAGTAGAAGATGCTAATAGATCTGGAACATTTAAAACAGCGTTTGCTTTAGCAATGAAAAACTTAGATGCTACATCTGAATCATTTCAAACAAGAAAATTACTTGACAAATTAGGCTTAACTAGCGAAATTAAAAAAGCCAAAGGTGAAGGCTATCAAATTGAATATAAGGATTTGGTTGAAAAATTTGGCACAAGAAAAGCTCAAGAAAAATTACAAAACTGGAGAGAAACAGAATCTGGTCAAATGGCATACAATTCTGTGCTAGATTTGCATTTTGAATATGCTAAATGGGGCAAGCCTGATATTATAAAAGCTACTGCTGATGATAATCCTTATATAGGTCTTGCAAAAGCTGGTATAGGGCAATTTCAACATTATAAATTCAATGTATTTTCATTATTAAACCAATGGATTAAAGAGGCTAATATATCGTATAGAGCTGGTGATTTTAGGAGTGAACAGGCTATAAAACCATTAAGATATGCTTTATTGCAAGGAACTATAGCGGCTGCTACTATTGCAGGGAAAGTAGAGATAGGGAAATTAGCAAGTAATGATGTAGCAGATTTTAGTAAAGCTATGTATAATTATCTTTCCTTTAACAGGGAATACTATGTTGATGGTGAAGTTACAATGGAAACAGCAAAAGCATTGCATAAGTCAACTTATGGACAGGGTGGAGCGTATTTCCTTGGACCTAACGCAGGTCTTGCAATGGATATTTTTGAATGGATAGCATTGGATAAATCATTAGCTAGTCCAGAATCTTTAATGGAACGTGGTAAGTGGATGGAGTTAGTGGAAAAAAGTATTAATAAAGATGATCGTAGAATGCTATATGATCAATTAGCTGTATTTAATGCTCAAGCAGCTAGGTTTGGTGCATATACTCTTCCTTTATTAAAATCAGGAGGAGGAGTTATAGATGCTTTACAATTAGAACTTGGCTTATTTCCTTCAAAACACACAAGAAAATGGAATGATAAAATGTGGGGAAGGAAAAAGAAAAAACGTAAATCTGCTAAAAAAGATTATGATTATCAAGAAAGACGTAATATATTATCAGCGTTAAGAAGAATAACATAACTGTGTATGCTAATAGAAAAAGATATTATTGCAGCTGATCAATGGGATGGCATTGAAAGGCTTTTTAAAAACTTAGAACCTATAGATGGAAAAACTACTGCTGGCCATCAAATTAAACATTTAAAACAAAGCTCTATATTTACAGATAAACATATTTCTCCAACAATATTTACTAAAGAAGTCGTAAGAGTTTTAGCTACTGCATTACATGGATTTAAAAATGCTAATATTAGATTAAGCACTTATAAAAAGGGCGATTTTTATGATTGGCATGTTGATGCGCAACATAATAAAAGCCACAATAGCCCTATAGAAAGCAATGTATTTTCTTTATCTTATACTATTTTTTTAAACGATCCTAAGAACTACACTGGAGGAGAATTGGATGTTAGAACTGAAAATGGTATGCAAACTTTTAAATTGAATAAAGGTGATATGGTTTTATATCCATCAGATTATTTGCATAGAGTTAGAAAAATTACAAAAGGTAAAAGAAAAGTAGCTTTAGGATGGATTCAGCCGATTATACCAAATGAAAAAGATAGATTTACTTTAACTGAATTGCATAAATCTCAAGAATTATTGAAAGGCGTGGAACAAGTTTTAGAAGATTGTAAAGAAAAAGATGATTTAGTTAAAGCATATACAAAGCTACATTTTATCAGAACACAATTTATGAGAAAGTGTTATCATAACCTGTAAATTAATACAGGCTATGACAACTTTAGAAACTACTTCCTAAGAAAGCTATAGACTAAATCTGTTATTTTATTTAGTTTTCTTTCTATTCTTTCTAAGGCGTAACGGTCATATTTATTCATATTACCATTATCTTTGTTTTTGTTATAGTGTTTAAATACTACAGGCATTATTCCATCTCCCTTATTTGTTCTTCAAGATCAGAAGCATGATTGCTATATTTGTGCAAATCAAGTATCATTTTTAGAAAATCAGGGTATCTTATAACTACTAATGTTTCTTCCCTGTCCTCTTTAATTAAAGCTATATCACAACTTTCAGGAGGTTTCATAAAAGACGCAATCTTTTTACGCATTTTACATTGACCTTTTAATCCATCTATTTTAACATCTACATCTTCAGCTTCTCCTAAAGACATTCCATTACTGGCATATGCACGAATAGCTTTAATTCCTAACTCTTTAGCTTGATTGACTACTAATCTTTCAAGCCTGTTTCCTCTTGCTTTGTTTTTGCTCGGCATATTTTTCAATCTCCTTTCTTAGTTTTTGATTATATCTTTTTAAAGCTTCATTAGATTCCTTGATCATAGCTTCAAGTCTATACAATCCAGTTTCTTTTTCTGCTGTAGGAATTTTAGTTTTTACACTATCCATCTCCTCATTTAATAATTGTATAGACCTTTCTTGCTTACTAATAACTTCTAAAAGCTCTTGTTTTTCTTCTGTCAATCTTTTTACTTCAGTCAATGCTTCTTCAAACACTTCAAGACTTGGTGTCATCTTTTGCTCTCTCCTTTGCTTGTTTTTTTAGCTCTTTTTCTACCCATTTTTTCCATTTATCACCGTCACCTTTGAATTCTATATAAGAAGATAATGCTCCATCTAAACTTCTTATAGCACCTTCCATAGCTTCTAAGTTTTTGCTAAGACTTTCAAACATTCCTTCAACTACTTTTAATAGTGGTGGTGTTATTTTGTTTGGTTTGACTTTAGGTTTTTTATTTGCATGTTTTTTAGCCATTATTCTAACCCCAATCTATCCATAGCTTTACCTAATTGAGCAGATATTAGATTAATTGCATTTGAATGTTCGTTTATAACATCAGTCAATTCATTTAATCTAGTTAGTATATCAGATATTACTGCTTCATCTCTATTTTCAACTACTTTTTTATCAGCAGCTTTTTTATTTTTTCTTCTTGTTGTATCAGCCATTACGACCTCCTATTTTACTGGTTCTTTACCTTTTAGTTTACATTGATATAGGTATCTTTGCCTTTTATGCACTGTCCAAGGACTAAAATAATAATAGTCCATAGGCTTAGGATTTGCAGCCATACCTATATCAGTTCTTGTTACGAAATCAAAATACTCACTTAGTCTCATCGACTCTCCTGTAATAATGTTTTGATTTTCCTGGATAGTTTTCTTTTTGAGATTGAATCATACCCCATAATATACATAAATATACGATAGCATCTGTTAATCTTCCTGTGACATCTTCTCTTTGAGATCTGTGTCCTTTTAAATACGATGCTATACCATCTACGTGTTTCATAAAGTATACCCATAATATAGTCTCACGATCCATATCCATTTGTGTTGCTATTCTTTCAAAGTTTGCAAATACATTATCTTCGTCCATAGCATATTCTTTTTGACCTTCAGTATGTATTTCTTTTACTTGCAAGAATATTTTTCTAATTAATTCCATCATTTGTTTATGTTTCATTTTTTCTCCTTAAAATATATATCTTATTTGTTGCCAAGGTAATATATGTTTATGTAATGTTTCAAATCCTGATATACATTTATATTTATAATCGTATTTATAGCGTATATTTGTATTACCATATTGAGAAACTTTTGTTTCTTGTATATTAGGTTTCCATAACAATTCCTCTGCACTTTTATCATTATCAAGATTATATTCATGCATTTCTTTATTATGAGTAAGAAATATAACTTCACATTTAACTTTCTCTTTAATACTATCATCAACATATTTATCTACATCTTCAAATAATTTAGTATACATTTTATTTGCTTTATCATGAACAATTACTGGAGAATAATTAAGATGAACATCGTACCCAGCCTTATAAAAATCATTAACAGCTTTAATTCTGTCTATAATTTTAGATGTGCCAGGTTCTAGTTTATCTGATAGATCTTGAGGCATAAGACTAAATCTTATTCTAATCTTTCTATCAGCATCATAATCCAATAACTTTTTATTTACATATTTAGTAGCAGCAGTTCCTAATGCTTTTTCATGATACTTAAAATAATCAAATACTAAACGCCAATTGTGATATCTTGAGTGTAATATAAAATCTTCATTACAACTAAAGTCATATGTGTAATATTCATTATGCGTTTGATTTGGTGTTTTAGGCCATGAAAGATCTTCACTGTGGTTTTCTATTGCTATTAATATATCTTCTGGATTTTGTGCTATTGTAAGTCCGTGTGGTACATGCCTACGCATATAACAATATGAACATTTATACAAGCATCCAAAACCAAAACTAGGTGTAATATAATCACTACTACGTCCAGATTTTCTAATAATCATAGACTTTCTATTTACATATTTCATTTTTCCCCCTTTTGTCAATTAGAGAGCCTCACATATTCCTTTGCCTAACAGGGCACCTGAAAAGGTTATCGTAGTTAGGGCTTACAGGACCAGTTATTGACTCTCTAATCTCCTCCGACTGTCATCCGCTTTGCTTAAGCGCAAATTGCGTTAATTAAACCGTCTGTTATAGTTGCATTTTGATTATATGATGCTAATGTTGGTTTCTTTTTATGCCACAATACATCTGTAGCAGAATTGAGTAATCCCCAACCATTAGTATCTGAGTAATATTTGCCATTAGGATCTAGGAATTTATCAGTTATTTCACCCCATACACCTGTTGGTATATCTTTAAGGAAATTGTGTCTAATATTACCTAAATTCTTTGACGTAACTCTATAATCATTTAACTCTCTAATGCCTTTAATCATAGTATTAACATTATCATTATCACCATCTTGAGTAAAGTTTATCATATGAACCATAGATTCTAATTGTTTATCCCAGTCCTCAGATCCAGGATTGTGTCTAAATCTATAGTTTTGTAGATACTGTTTACTCATCATTCCATTAGTGCATATTAATCTATAAAGCATTAATGAAAATCCAAATGATCTTGAACCATCATAACTATTCCAAAATTGTATGCCTAAGTTTAATTTATCTAGTTGATCGTCTTCTACAGTATAATCTACACTTGCTATACTATCTACTGCTTTATATGCTAACATAAAATTCTTACCATTAAAGAATTCTTTATCTAATTCAAAGTTAACAGCAGAACTACTCAATAAATCTTCTGCTATATCTTTAACATCTTGATTAGGTAATAATAGATAGTTTTGCCCTACTACACCAGCTTCTTTCCATCCTTTATCTTCATCGTATCTTTGGACAGCATAAGCTGATGATTGTATACCACTATAATCAAGCGGTACTTTTCTTATTTCTTGATATGGATTCATAATCCCCCCTTAAGTTTAGTAGAGAGTTAAGCGTTAAGTATGTACGGCGTACACTGCCTTTCACCGCTCACCTAACTCTCTAATTGTTTATCCTATTACTGAATTATTTACTGGTAATTGCAGATCAAGGTTTTCTCTTTCTCTATTAGCTGTACATTCTAACTTTAAAGATTTGATTAAATTGTCATCATCTTTAAATGGAGTTAGCGATAATACTTTATTAGCATTATATGCAACTCTAAATGAGCCTTTAGAAGAAGCTATATTCATACCTTCTGTAAAAGCTGATTTAGTTATTTCTGATACAGCAAAGACAATAATATTATTTTGTACAGCAAGTTCCATCAATGCTTGAGAAACTTCTTCTACTTTCATATTATTATCGTGTTTTTGAGATTTAAATAGACCCATATGATCTACAACAACTATTTCAGGTTTTCGAGGTAACATTAATATTCTTTTATGTAATTCTTGAGGATAACAAGTACTATAATCTACAGTTAACCATTCAAAATCCTTACTTATACCATTTGCATATTTGCTATAGTATTCTTTTAGTTGTTCTTCTGACCATTTGTTTTCTATCATTACAAATCTCATCCACATTTGTCTTGGACTCATTTCCATTTCCATAAAATATGTATTACGTTTGAATCTATTAACTAAATTCTGTAATAACATTGTTTTCATAGATTTAGGTGGAGCTTGTAATATAACTACTTCACCAGGATATACAGGAAATGTTTGTCCCCATGGCTCACCAATATCTATAGGATTATGATTAGTGCTTAAGAAATCTACTAATTCTTTTTCCATAGATTTAGCATCCATAGTATTTTGTGATACTTTTGATTTATATAATCTGCAAGTTGATTGACAATGTTTATCCATATGAACGTCACTACATCCGTAATTATAACCATTACCATTATGACCTTCATAACAATCGGTAACTATTTTATCCATCTCAGCTTTACTAAATGGATGTGATGCAATATCTACTCTTTGTCGCCAATCTTCCATTACCAGTCTTACAACATGTTCTGGATATCTCCATCTTAGAAACGCACCAATACGCAATGCTATTTGATGCCTTGAACCTTGAGCACTGCCTTCCATCATCTTTTGAATACACGGATACCACACAGGATCAGGATTTTTTCCTAATGATATTGATTCAAACTTCTTATCACTTGCTTTACTTTTTCTTTCTAATACATCAAATACAGGCTCACATTCCAATGTAGTCCATTTATTAGTTACTCTTTTTGTTTTAGCTAACTCTTGTATTTCTTCTACAGGTCTATGTAATTCTTCTAAACTTATAGGTATTTTCCATAATTTAGATTTACTATTCAATGTATTTACAACTCTGATGATTCTAGTTTTATCAGAAACTGATGGATCTGCATATTCATATATACCTCTAGCCTTTAATTCATCCTTGACTTTTAAATGCAAGTCTGGACATGGCTTCCATCTGAAAGCATCGCCTGGTATTCCTAAATGAAACCCTGTTCCTGAAAAGTATATACGATAAGGTATACATAAATCATCTAACTCTATAGTCAGTGCTATAGTTTTATCTTTAGCTTGTTTAGGATTAACACCATCAACATCTAAGATAAATTCATCTGGCATATATAGCATACCATCATATCCAGATAGACTTTCTTTTTCTTTTACATAATCAACTACATGAGAATCATAATCCCACAAAGACATAAATGTATCTTGAGCCATACCTGCGTATTTCTCAACATCACTTACATCTCCAAAATGATGTCTATTAGCTAATCCAAATGCATACTCTTTAATCATATTATCTCCTTAAAATGGTATATCTTCGTCAGTAAACTCTTTATACATTTTACCCATTTCACCATTTGTAGGTCTAATCTGACTTAATTTCCAAGTCTGCTGTCTATTTTTTCTAGCAAGTTTTTCTACTACTATTATACCATCAGTTCTCATTCTTCTAAACTCTCTAGTATATGTTTCTGTACTTCCTAGAAATTTTCCAAACTCAGCTTTACCTTCAAACGATAATCCCTGTATATCTGATGTTTTGAATGTCCTAACTGGGGAATGCTCTAAAGTTTCTAACTTTCTTGTAATATGCTCTCTAACTGTCATAATTTCTCCTTTAATTTTACCTATTTATTCCGACACGACACCCGTGTTGCGTTACCCGCATCTCCTAAGATTCCCAACAGAATATTTAGGATATTAGTAAACCCGACTAATCCAGGTCATCCTAAAATTGGTTAGCAAACGGTTCATTGTTTACACCATTAGGCGTAGGTATTGCTGCTAATTTTGCTTTTAAGCTTTTATCAGCACTATTCTTAATAGAATCTACATCACCTGGTGTAAAAGACAAGTGTTCTCCAACTTGAGCAATAGGCGCTATTCTATCTAATACTCTATTATATTTTGGATTTTTTGGATCTTTATATAATAATATATTAATAGTTTTGCCTATTAATCCTTTTGGATCATCATCATATTGAATGATTGGATGCTTTCCATTAGGATCTTTTAGCACACTTACTATACCAGCAGCAGCATATTTGAATACATTAGCTACATTGAACTCTTCTTTAGTAGTCTTATTAAATACTTCATAGACTCTTAAGTTCATACTATCAGGATAATCATTAAACCATACATCTATAAAGTTTTTTGTATCTCCTGTTGGGGCTTCATAAACACCATATTCTGCTTTAGATATAGTTACTTCATGCCACCCTTCTTCAAAACTACTCCCACCAGTGGAAGCTGACATTGTTTTAATTGCCATAGTTTCTCCTTATTATTTATCAGTTAACTGTATTGAATTACCATCATCGTCTGTTTGTGCTATACCTATCATTGCAGATAAAGCAAATCTTCTAGCATAAGTGATTGTTGCACCTACACCTTGAGCATCAGGCTTAGTAATGGGCATTTTCAATTTTGATTTAATCCATTGACCCGAATGATGTAATAACATAGTAGTTACATAAAACGAACCATTCTCATCAGTATCATTTCCTTGAATAACAGAAATTCCCTGTGCATTCAAATGTGGTAATGATGACTCTATTACTGTATGCAAATCAGCATAATTAGATTTAAAGAAAGGATTAACAGAATTCTTTTTAGCGCCTTTCATTTTAGATTGTGCTATTGCTAATGATTTTCCTAATTGATCTATTTCTTTTGATTTCCATGATTCCTGTCTTCTTTCATTAAACACAGGTTTAGGGACAGTTATCCCATCTTTTTTATTACTTTCTTCCATTAATTTCTCCTTTTTGAGGGGTTTATAATTTACTAAAAGCGGGCAAATATTCCAAGCTATAATGATGAGAACTTGCACATTTTGTCATCCAAGACTCCTACAAGCTCCCACCATTAAGTTTATACAAGCTTTTTTTTCGTTTAATAGTAGTGCTCATACCTTGTGCGAACAATTATGAGTTCCTGGAATAAACTTAGTGTAACTTCTCAGGACTGCTACTAAACTAGTTACATACTTGTAATTATATAATATTGGGGAGTGACCTTTTCCTATACATTGTATAATGCCTTCGTGTCTTCTAACATTATACTTCTCTGTTACACACACTCAATAGTATAGTGTTATTCAAGCATATAACACCCACTCCCTCCGCTTATTTGATGTATGTCCCTTGCCTAATTGTTAAAGGTATTAAGCTAGCCTTAGGCCCGTCATTTACATCAAAGTGTGTTTCTTTAAAATATTTTTCTTGGTACTTGCCATCCAAGATGTAGGTTTGATATTTTTAAGCCAATCCTGAACTGTTGGAATGAATCCTAAAT